GTAGTTATTGTAGCAGAATTATTAATAATAGAGGAATTAATTGTAGAAACATCAATTAGTCCAACACTTAAATCATTAACAGATAAATCATTAATATATGCAAAATTAACAACACTTAAATCATTAACAGATAAATCATTAATATATGCAAAATTAACAACACTTAAATCATTAGTAGTTATTGTTGCAGAATTATTAATAGTAGAGGAATTAATTGTAGCAACATCAATTAGTCCAACACTTAAATCATTAATAGATGCATGTGTATTTACACTTAAGTCGTTAATAATTACTCTACTAGCATCAAATACTACATTTGTATTGCCTGATAAACCTCCTCTAATTTCTAAATCAGTATTTAGTTTAGATCTAATAAAATTAGTAACTAAAGAAGTATCAATTATTGCTTCGTTAATAGTTGCAATAGTATCTACATTTAAAATAGGAGTCTTTATAGTATTAGATACATCTAAATTTTGCGCTGATACATCTAACATAGATGCATCATTCATAATTGTTTTATTTGCAATTAATTTTATATTTCTAGTACCATTAGTACCAGCAGTAATAGATAATCCCGAAGGTGATTCTGAAAATATTGAAAAATTGTTAGTTGGGTTAATTGTAGAGCGGATAGTAAGATTATTGGTTTTAACATTAGAAGTATCAACAAATGTAGTGGCTGTTCCAACTGTCATAACATTAATAACACTTAAATCATAAACAGTAACATGTCCATTGAAAGAAGCATCCCCATTAGCGTGAATATAAGAATTTAAATTGTTATTTAAATAAAAATTAATATCTCCTCCAGATAAGTCAATATTTCCAGAAGCGTCATTATTTCCAGGATTCATTTGCAAATCTCCATAAACTTGTAAAGCATAGGAAGAACCACTTATATCTCTGTTGTAACAGATATCAATGGGTTGTCCTGCAGGTGGAGGATTAGAAACAGTAATACCTCTAAAACTTCTAACATGTCCTTGTGTATCTGTCATTCCAGCTATTCGATCGATTCCTGTACCTGTTGTAGTATTATCAAGATTTCCATCAATAGAAAATGTCAAACCGGTCTCCCACAATCCAGATAATATATTGTCAGATGTATCATTATATACGGTCATTGTGTTACCATTGGCTAATGGTGACCTAAATAAATTTAATGTTCCTAAAGCATCATTTCCTGGTAATGTAACTAATGTCAAAGTTTCTCCAAAAAATCCACCGAGTTCTACAAATGAACCATCAACTAATAAATTACCTCGAACAATTACATTAGTGCTACAGTCACCGCCAGTTCCTCCATCAAATATATGAATTTTTGCTCCAAAATAATTAGAATGGCTACAATCAGTTGAAGAATAAATTGGTCCTAAGTTTCTAATACCTGTATTAGATTGAATACCAAAATTTTTAGAATTTGATAAAAAAGAAGTAATATTGCCTGATCCATCTATCAATGTGGGACCACTATTACCCCCAGTGACTTTTAAAATACCTGTAGTTGAATCCTTACCACTAGGACAACCATTAATATTAACAGAATTATTAATTGTAGTTGGATCACCTGGACATTTACCTGGTGTAATCGGACCAATAACTATTTGTCCTGCTTCAATAGCCGATACAAGATTACAAATTTCTTTATCATATCCTCTACTTCTTAAATAACTTCCATAACTATAGTATTTATCTCTACATGTAAAGTTTGTATTAGTAGACATTTATATAATTACATTATAAAAATTATATAAATTTTACTTTATTTTGGAACAGGGAAAGGTCGTTGATTTTTTTCAACTACTAACGGTTCAGGCATAAAATTAGGTAGTTTTTCAAAATAAGAAACTGAAGGTAAATATTTAAGTTCAGGTACTACAGGTTTTTGAGGATTTACTAAATTTGTAGAGTTAATACCAAATAATGCAGATTCAATTTCAACAGAGTTTTGAGAGAAAGCTTCTCTAGGCATATGACTTGGTGTAATACCTAATGTTGGTAAAGAATTTTTATATGCACTACCAACTTGAGAATTTTTAAATTCATTATATTCTAAAGAATGTTGATAGCTTTTTTGTTGGAGACAATAATCACCTGGAGTATTATTATTTCTAGTAGATGCCATATATTAATATAGAATGAGATTATTTTGATTGAAAACTATCTATTAAATTCTGCAATGATGTTTCTAAAGGTAAATTATTGAAATGACAATATAGACATTTTTGAAATAAATCTAAATAATCAAATGAAAATAAAGTTCTAAAAATTAAATCATTAAATAAAGTGCCTTTATAAGGGTGTTTTTCAATAATTTGTGTTATAAAATCTTCATTTTTTATAGAGTCGAATAAACCATCTATTTTTTGATTTATTATTTTATCTTCAAATTCTTCCATATTAAATATTTGTAATAATTGAATTTTATACAACATTTCTCTCAATCCAACCTCTTCTTGATCGTCTTCCGTTATTAATTTATAAGTACATAATTGATTTAATTGTAAATCAGTCATATATTAAATATAATTTTTTATTTAAGTTTTAATATTGATACATAGTGTGTGCATTTTTGTAATCCTTATCTTTTTGTAATTCTCTTGAAGGAACTCCGCCTCTAATCCATCCGTCAGCAGCAACACCTTCTACTAAATTAGCAGGATTACTAATAGAATTTTCAATTGAAGGGAGTAAAGGATAATTTTTGTAAGGAATATATGATTGTTCAGTAGTAGTATTGATACTTTTTTTATTTTGAATCATATCTCCTTGTTGGATATGAGATTCTAATACAGGATTAGAAGGTCCTCTTCCTAAGAAAGGAACAGTTTTGAATGGTCGTTCATATAAACTAATACGGCACTTAGGATTAGTGTTAATAGTTCCGATTAATAATTCAGAGTTAGCATCGACATTGCATCCACCTAAACCGACTTGAGTTCCAGGAGCACTAACAAAAATACCTGGTTGACTAGTTCCAAAATCAATAGGTCTTTTTAATCCGCAGTCTTGAACAAAATAATTAGTTAATAAATAATTAGCAGAGCCAGCGTTTTGAATATTGGATTGACTTAATGAACAACTATCATCACCGATTCTTGATAATTGATCAAATGTAAAATCTTTTGTGTAAGCAGCCATTTATATATATATTTAAAATAATATATTTCTAAAATATATATTTAATTTTGTCCCGTAATAGATCCAATTCTAGGGTTATTTCTCATAAGAGCAAAATCATTTCCATCTTTACCTGATACCATATCACCATAACAAAATTGAGCAAATCCGTTTTGATCATTAGGAATAGTTGTATTAGGGGTAGCAAAAAAGGTATGTTGTGCGAAATCTTCAAATTCAAAACTATCTCCTAAAGTTGAAAATAATTTTTTCTTTAATTTTTTATCATTATTAAAGTTTGATATAACAAAATCTTGTGTATCATTATTTATTTGTTTTTCAACTGCTCTATTATATGCAGGAGCTGCCATTTTTCTCTTTGGGTCATCTTTGATTTCAGGTAGTAATACATTCATTAAAGGATTTTTTTCAGTTGGATTTGTAAAATTACATTTAACTGAATTATATACACTAGGATTGGTAAATGCTTCCTTTACTTCTTTTTTATTATCACCTTCTTTTAATGTTTTTGCGTAATATAAAAACACTATTACACCTAAAGTAATAGCTCCAGTTATAAAAAAATTTAATGATTGTGTCACTAAATATCCTAAAACTGTTAATATAATTACTAATCTTGTAATAGCATTAATTTTTTGATCTCGAGACATTCCTTCTTTAGGCCATATTTGATTTAATTGGTCTTTTTTAAATAATACTGTGGGATCTTGAAACCAGATACTTGTAGATTCATTTGCCATTTATATATATATTCTTAATTATTTATTTTTTCTTTCCTTTCTTTTTCTTTTTTTTATTTGGAACATCACTTCTTTGTGTTTTTTCGGGTTTATCTCCCTCAATTGAAAATACTAGTTGCTCAATTTCTTCATTAGTCATGGGTACAGTTGGAGGTAAACTATTCATATAAGCTTCATGTGCCTCTTTTTCTTTTTGTTTTTGCATTGTTTTTTGTCTTATTCTCTCTTTCATTTGTTCTACCTTAATATTCTGATTTAATTTACCTTGCATTGCACCAAAATCAACTTTTTGACCTTTACCTAAATTCAGACCCATTTGTCTCATCATACTCTGAATATCTCCCATACCAGGCATATCTTTCATTTTACTTAATAAATCACTTGCTTCTTTCATAATTTCACTCTCATTTATTTCTCCTGACTTTATCTTGCTATCTAATTTTCCTCCAACATTTTTTACTAATCCCATTAATTTTCCTGGATTCTTGAATAATTGTTTAAATACATCATTTACAGATTGAGCATTTTCAGTATTTAAATTTAATTCTTCAGCAGTCTCTTCTGCTATCTCTTTTGCCAAATTACCTAATTTACCATCTAATAAACCATTTATATGATCTTGTATTTGCTCTGGTCTAGGTAAGTTTTCCATATCTATCCCAGAAACATCTATAATATCTTCATCTCCATCTTTACCCATCATATTGTGTAAATTTTTCATTGTCTCTTCTAATTTATCTTTTAATTCATCTTCATTTATAGCTTCGAATAATTTTGCTGTATCTCCAAATGAATCTTGAGAATCTACCTTTCCTATTACTGTAAATAAAATTAATTGTAAGTATTTCCAAATAGTATCTTTTGTTTTAGTTGAAATATCTTCTTTCCATATATTCTTAAAATCAATTCCAGGTAAAAACTCTGTATTTACATTTTCTTTTTGAAACATATCCTCATTTTTATATAAAATATCAAAAAATCTCTCTGGTAATACTTTCTTAAAATGTTCATAAATATTTTTAATACTTTCACTATCTTGTTGTTCTTTTATTTTATGTAAATCATTATCTAATCCGTCCTTATATTCTGGAAAAGTAAATAAAATATCATTGATTAAATCATAAATCAATTTTGGAAAATCCTCTGGAAGCGCGTCTTTATTCTCGTTTGATTTAGACATTATAAATTTTATAAATAAAATTTGTTTAAATCAAACTAATTAATTAATATATATTTTTGATAACTGATTTAAATTTTTTAAATATTGAACACTTTTCTTTTTATTAGTTTCATCCAGTTGTCTTAAAGGTTCTCTTATTTTATCAATACCTTGTAATACTTGCGATGAATTTGGATTTTTTTGTAAATCTTCACTATAATCTTTTTCTAAAAAATATTCGATATCTTCATCTTCTATATAACTTTCATATTTTTCACATACATATTTATACCATACACCTATTATCATTTTAGGATTTGCCCTTCTTAACATTAATAATCCTGTTTTTGTTGTCTTAATGTCCTTATTCTCTGGAAATAATGTTTCAACATCTTCTAAAAATTCTTCAAATTGATTATTAAATCCTTTTAGGATAGCACTTTTATCCATTTATAATTATACAAACAATTCTTTTTAAATATATTAATTTATTATTTGTTTATTCATATTTTGCATTTGCATATCTTTATTTCTTTCTGCTTCCATATCTTTCATTGCTGTTTCTCCTACTTTATCTGGACTCCAATTATCAGGCGGAGTTTCTATTTTATAATTATTTTCTACTGGCGCATAATTATACATTTGTCTTAAACCTCCATCTCCTTTTGCTAATAATTCATCACTATCTTGATCCCAATAACTAAAATTATCACTAGCTACACCATACGATCCTGTGTGATCGGAACCTAAAGAAAATGCCGTAGGTTCACCATTAAATCCCATAGCTGAAGCATTCCTAAAGTCATTCTTAGGCTTTATTATTGATTCTATTTCTTTTCCAAACACTACTGAATTCCCTTCTTTTAATAATAACATTGCTGGAACTTTGGTAATTTGAGGAGGTATTAATATTTTTTGCTGGTTTTCTAGTGATACATATATCGCTCCATTTTCTCTAAATCTTTTATCTATACAAATAAAATGTATATCGTCTTTAATATCACTTTTAGCAAGTGTTCTTAATATTCCTTTACTATTTTCACAATAATTACTATAATATAATACTAAACTCATTTATATTTATTTATTAATAATTTTACCTTTCTTTAAACTTATTAATTTATAAAAAAATTGATATTAAAATAATTTATTATTAATATATAAATCAATATGATGCAGCCTAAGATTACAATCACATCTGAAGAGAATAACAATTTGAACTTTACTATTAGTAATATTCCTACCTGTTTAGCAAATTCATTGAGAAGAATTATTTTATCTGATATTCCTACTGTCGTTTTTAAAACATTCCCTTATTCTGAAAGCAAAGTAAACATTATTACAAATACTTCTAGATTTAATAATGAAATTTTAAAACAAAGAATTGGATGTATTCCTATTCATATTACTGACAGCGAATTTCCTATTGAAGAATATTCTATTGAATTAGATATTAATAATGATACTGATAATACTATTACAGTTACTACTAAAGATTTCAAAATTAAAAATATTACTTCCGACAAATATATTTCCGATTCTGCAGTTAGACAAATATTTCCACCAGATTCTATCACTAATGATTTTATTCCTATTTGTAGACTTCGTCCTAAATTTTCAGATAATATTGATGGTGAATCACTTTCATTGGTAGCAAACCTATCTTATTCTAATGCTAAAGAAGATGGTATGTATAATGTTGTTTCTACTGGTGCTTTTGCAGCAACTATGGATGTTGTTAATGCAAATGATAAATGGAATGATATTGAAAAAGAATTAACACAAAAAAGTCTATCTAAAGAAGAAATCGATTTTGAAAAGAGTAATTGGTTTCTATTAGATGCCAAAAGAATTACTATTCCAAATAGTTATGACTTTATTATAGAAAGTGTCGGAGTTTTTAGTAATTTTGCTATTGTTTATAAAGCATGTGCTATTATGGTAGATAATTGTAAAAATATTATGCAACTTCTTGAAAAATTAGATAATTCTCCTGATTCTAAAATTAAAATTGAATCTAGTGACAATACTACAATTTCAAATGAATTTATTGTTACTCTTAAAGATCAAGATTATACTATTGGTAATGCTATTGTTTACTTCCTTTATGAAGATTATTTTATCAAAGATAAATCTTTATCTTTTGTTGGATTTAGGGTTCCACACCCTCATATTCCTAATGGCGTAATCCGTATGGCATTCAATACACCAGAAACTAACACTACTGTTATTCAGTATTTAACTAACTCATGTCAAAAAATTATTGAAATCTTTTCAAACATTCAAACAAATTTTAAATAATTCTATTTCAAATAAAAAATAAATTTTATAAAATTTTTATTTTTTATTTAACATCACTATTAGTTAGTATATTCTTCTTATTTTTATAAATATCTTTATCATATAATCCCTATTTATTTGCGTATTTGCACCTATCTTCTGCTATCTCTCGCATTCGCTCCTCTCTATCAAGTTCGGGCATCTGTCGTGACGGATTCATTTCTTGTATTGTCTGTTTTCTCTTGCTATAATTTAATACAAACATTTGCTTTGCGGGATGAATTGCATTGAAATAGTTAATTACAAAGGTCTTATTAATACCTTCCTTTTTCGGCATTAATTCAGGAATATAATGTTCATGATGTAACTTATACATATGAGTTCTATAATTTTCTGGAAATGTTTTTAATTCTCCCTCCTTCTTTACATAACACTTAAAATAATTTACAAATAATTGATTTGTATAATCATGCATCAAATTTCTATATTCATTGAACACTCTCTTTTGTTCTGGATAATATTTTAAATATTCTCCTATCTTACCTTCTTGTCTTAAAGCTAGATATTGATATTGTAATTTAGGTTGATTTCCTCTCAGCCTTCTTACATGTTCATAATTCGGATTTCTAAATTTATATCTATTTCCATGTTTATCCTTAATAATTACACCCACAGTTTTATATTTCGTGTTCATTGAAGCACAAGTTTCCTTACATTCATTTAATTCTGTTTCTGATTTAACGACAATACGCCTAGGTACTCTAATGTTAGGTAGATCTTTTACTAATTCATCCATATTATCATTCTTAATTGTTACTGCAAGTCCCTCTATCTTATATATTTCTACCAAATACAATCTCTTTTCTACCACTGGCTTTACAATTCTATTATTGGGATGTTGAATTACAAAACTATACATATAATTTTTATTTAATTTGTCTCTCAAATTAGGACATAATTCATTAACTATTTCTTCAAACATACTTGAAAAGGTATCTTCACTTTTAAAACCATTTTCCATATAAAAGTTCAAAACTCCTCCTACACTTGTCCTAGTAGCTATTTGCCAACTATCGTTTTCTTTCTCATAAAACATATTAATCATTGTTCCTTCAATAAACTGTTCTGAAACATATTGATCCTCAGAAGTAATTTTTATATTTTCATTATTTTGTGATTTTGGAGGAGCAAAACAAACTATAGTTCCATCATCTTTAAAAATTACAGATCTTAATAATCCAATTGTATTTTCATTCTCTCTAGCTAACCATTCCTTATCATACTTTAGAATATGATAATTTACACCTCCAAATTTCCATGTTTTTAATTTCAAATTTAGTGATTTTGCTATATCATCTCTTTGCTCACTATTAGAGAGCAACTCATTAATTCTCGGAATACTATTCAGATTGTAACTGGCCATAATACTTATTATATATTAATTTCTTTAATATATTTTGAAATCAATTTTTTTTCGTATTTCATATTAATTTCTACTGTTACTATAAAGTAATGGAAAAAGATAATTCTATTTATTTACAATTAGGTGATATTATTGAAATTGATGCTCCATCTAATCCAGATATTAATCAACATAACTTTTTAATAGATTATATTGATTCTCTAAAAATTAAAATGATTGATGAATTATCTGGTGATAAAATTACTTTGAAAATCAATGAAGATGGTATTCTATCTGATGAAAGCATAAATTCAATATCTATATTAGATAGACCTGAAAATAATAGTTATGCTAGACAAAATAAATTGCTTCCTGAAACTTATATAGATATTTATTTTGGAGGAGATCTTCCTATTACTATTACTGGTGAAATTACCAATTTAGAGGAAGATTTGATTGAAGTTAAGACTTATGACAATGGAGAACTTATTTACATTGATTTCGGTTATAAAGGTATTCCTGAAGATATTCCTATTGATAAAATTATTATTCGTCCAAAACCAGAATCTAAAGAAAATGTTATTATCTCAGATGATAAAATTATTCAAGAATCTAAAGATGACGATATTGACGAAACAATCATTTCTGTACCAATTGAAGGTATTAAAGAGAAACTTAGAGATGTTATTTTAGATGCTGATCAAATTGAATTTGGACCTTCACTCGGCGACTTTACTCAGATTGTTGAGGTATCTGAAGAGAGAAAAAGATATAGTTTGGATACTCAAGTAAATGATTTACTTGATGAATTATTATCATCAGTTCCATCTGCAGAAAGAACTCGTAAAGTGTTAAATAATATTCATATACAAATTGAAAGGTTTAAACAATTAAGAGAATATTTCTCTCAATTTGATGCTAATGGTAATGCTGTATTACCTATTAAAAAAGGAGCAGATTATAAACCATTAGTTAAACAATTACAAGAATTAAATCAAAAATTATATTGGATTTTACCTATAGCTCAAAATCAGAAGAAAATATATCATGACGAACCACTCGATTTGGATACTTTACAGCAAAAATATTCTAGTGAAAATGCAGATGTTATTAACTTAACAGTAGCTAACTCTTTAATTAATCTTTATGATGTTAGAGAGAATTATAAATCTAATAATGATAATTATACTAGTTATATTCGTAAATTAAATCCTTTATTGACACCTTTTTCGTCATTCGAATTTAATGATTCATTAACATATCAAGAAGTTAATGATAATATTGAAGCAGTTATGGATAATTTAAATGATTTTTATTCATCTGTTTATACCAGAGGTGAAATCAGAACCAAGAAATTTTTAATTACAAAATATAATCTTGGTCTTAAAAAATTGAAAACTACATATGTTACTTCTAGTGTTTTAAAGACTAAACAGGTTCCTTTAACAAATAACGATACTATTTCAATTAAAGCTTTTCTAACACTACCTAGTCCATTAATGACATTTTCCAATGTAAATTTACCATCTACAACTATTTATGATAAATCTAATCTTAACAGATCATTTGTATCATATTGGAAAATTTTTAGAGAAAATTTACTTATTCAAACTAAGTATATTGATAATTTAAATGAGTCTATTGAATTTGATGAACACGATTATTTAAAAACATCTACTCAATATCTACTTTCTGAATCAAATAACGATCCTGATAAATATCAAAAGTATTTAAATACTATTATTCCAAAAACGCGTGTATTATTTAATTTGGTTAAAAAATATATTGATGGTAAATTAACATTAGTTTCAATTGTTAACTATTTACAACCATTTCTAATTTATCTTGATGATATTAGTTTTAAACAATATGAAGAAATAATTGGTTTTATTGAACAAAAAATACTTGAATATAAAAAAAATTACTTGGAGAGGAAAAACCAATTTTCAGCTATTTCCAAAAACATTATTGATTATCAATATGAATCCATTTTGTATAAAATACTTAAAGGTAGAATGGAGCTTTCAGGATTAATTATGGATAACTATGGTTTTGATGTCAATTATAAATATAAAGGTTCTACCAAAGACAATTATATATTGTCTAATTCTGAAATTTTAAGAAAAATGATGAATATTGACTTTACATCTAGTTATAATACTACATTGTCTTTGTTAAATTTAGATCTTTACACACCATTCGATTTTGATACTTTATTTGAACAAAAAAAAAATGAATTTGATATTAATCTAAAAAAAGAAGATGTTCAAAATGAATGTAAACAATATGTTTTAACAAAACGATATATAGATTTATCTGATTTATTAGAAGATAATGAGACACCTATATATTTTGATAAAAAATATGATCCAACTGTCTATGATATTATTAATGAATACCAAACTGAACAATCACAAATGGATGACAAAACATTTAAAAATTTTCTTACTGAAAAATTGATACAAAATATTGGTCTAAATAAAAATGATGCTAAATATGAAGCTACATCTATGATTGAAGGAAAAAGAAAAGTTATTGATGATCAATATGCTGTTTTAGAAATTGATAGTATAGATAATGTTAAATTTTTTTATTATAAGAGAGAAAATAATATATGGGTAAAAGATGAAACTATTCCAGCTAATTCGTTTTATGGAACAAATGAGTTATTCTGTAATGTTCAACAAAAATGTATAAATATTAATAATACATGTGCAGACACTTCATATGCTTCTGAATTGGTAAGAGCTGATTTATTAAAACAAATGAGTGATGAATTTGATAATCAATATGAAATTGATTTAAATAAATATAAAAAACAAATTAATAAGAAATTTAGTTATCAATTCGAAAAAGTTAAAAAGTTAAAAACTATTAATAATTTTTTATTATTTAAATATGAACTAAAGCATATCGCTTATTCTAAAGATGTTGAAGAAGAAGATATTATTACATCTCCATTTATTAAGGCAAGAGATGCCATATTAGGACAATCAGATATAGTTAAACGTAATACTGATATTGTTAAATTTGTTACTAAAGCGACAAGACCTTATAATGAATCATTAGAAGAGTCTCCATATTGGTTATATTGTGTTGAAACAAATACTCAGTTATTACCAACTTTTATTGCAACCTTAGCTAATGTTTTTGTTATGAACGGTGATTATCATGAAACATTAAATATTATTAAAAAGGAACAAGGTGCTAATATAGATGATACTACATGGTGTAAATATACTGGTTATATGATTGAAAAAATTGCTCTTAATACTGATGAAGAATATGAAGACTCAGGATTTAAAATGGTTTCAAGAGAAATATTAGAATCAGATGCGGGAGCAGCATTATTACAATCCGCAAATATTACACAACCAATAATTTTATCTAATCCTAAAGCAAAACTTATTAATAATGTTATTACTGTTTTAGCACAAAAACTTGGATTGAATTTGGATGAACAGAGAGAAAATATAATTAATCATGTTTTATTAGCATTAGACGAAACTGTTGATTCAATTGAAGTATTTGAAGAAAAACAAAAAACAAAAAAGAAGAAACAAACATATGAAGATGTATTTAATGCTTCTTTATTAACATTTACATTATCATACATTTCTCTCTATATTTCTGTTAGTATACCATCTTTACAATCTAAAAAAACATTTCCAGGTTGTAAAAAATCTTTTCAAGGATATCCTGTTACTGGAGATGAAGATTTATCGAATATAGAATATGTTGCTTGTATTGCTGCTTCAATAGAAAGTAAAACTTATCCCTGGAAATCTTTACCAAAAAACAAAGATAAGATTAAAATATCTCTTAAAAAAACATTTGACGCATATATTCTAAGAAAAACAGAGGTACAAGCTCTTATTGAACAAAAAAAAAATTATTTATTACAAAATGAAGATGATACTATTCCTATTGATCTTGATATCAAAAGATGGATTAATTTTTTACCACCTTTACAAAAAATAGAACAAAAAACGCCATCTAATTTATCAAATGAATTCAAAAATGAGTTTAAAGAAAACTTAAAATCTGGTTCTAAAATTCAATTTGAAAAAATTTCAACGATTAATAGTAAGGTAATTAATTTCTCAATGGCAATTATTAAAGCAATTAATAGTGTTGTAGAAAAAGAAAAACTATTATTAACTAATAATTCTAATACTCCATTTTTACAAAATGCCTGCTGTAATTCAGGAGAATTTGTTACAATAGATTATTTTAATAATAAGGATAAAAATATTAATATTTATAATGGAATAGTTAACTATTTATATAATATATTATTTGATGTTAGAAATATGACACAACCCGCTTTGTTGTTAGATATAAAAGATACAAATATTACATTTCCACCATTGTCAAATGAATTTTCTGAAGATACTATTTACAAGGCTTTTATTGAATATTGTAATTTTAATAACAGTTTCCCTATTAATGAAAAGCTTATTAGTTTTTGTTTAAACAAACCTGACGAATATGATAAAAATGCATCTATAAATGATAAAATTGAATTACTTAAGAAAGAAGGTGCAAATTATTCACTAGAAACATTTATCGAACTTATAAATGAAGTAAATAAAATGAATATAGTTAAATTAGATTTAATTCATAATGATACTTCAAATATACAACAAATGAGAGATTTAATTAAAAATATGATAGATACAAATTATTTTTTAGATAAAAAATTTTTAAATTTATTAAACGATACATTGGATTCTTACAGTATATCACTTGAAGATAACACTAGTTCAAGAGAATTAAAAAATTGGTTAGGTAATGAAATTGAATTATTAAGTAACAATGTTAAAAATTTTATATATAAGTATAGCTACGAAACTCAAAGAGAGAATAATAAAATTATTGATTGTATAATCAATATGTTAGATTTTAATTTAATTAGTAATAACTATTTTATGGATCAAGAAGATGAAACATTATATAAAGCAATATTATTTGTAAAAAATGCTATTTTCTCTTTTATTTATGTATTTCCAGATATAATAATTAATAATGTTGATTATAGTTCAATTAAGATTCCAGATCACTGGAAATTATCTGATAAACACGTTTCAGATGTTAAAGAATTTGTTAAAAATATATATAATCCTTTAATTAAATTTTACAATGATACTAACATTTTTCCATTAATTATACAAAATCAAAATGAATTAAAAGATTTGTTTAAGTTAATTGAATTGACTAATTTATATGCAAATATTATTAAATTAAATGGAGATGAAATAAAGTCTATTCTAGATAATCGGTTAATAAAGCAATTATTTCAATATTATTTATTATTTGTAATTAATAACCTCATTAACAAAACTGATGACTTATCTCTAATTTCAAGTGAACAATTAAAAAAACGCGAAGTTGAAGATTTAATTACTACAGATGTGGTCGTTGAAGAAGAATTAACCGGTGAAATAACTGAAATTGACATTGTTCGAGGTGAACAAAAAAATATAAAAGAAAAAGTCTCAGCATTAATTACTACTTTATTTCAAATAATTTGCAAAGAAAAAAATAAAATTAATTTAAATGGAATGATGATTAAAGAACAAATTAATAGGGCTAAAGATAAAGAAAGGCATAAAATTACTACTGCTTTACATGATATGGATAAAGAACAAAGACAAATTGAAAATTTATTCAAAAATCATAGATTAGAAAGATGGAACAAAGGACAACAAAAAGGGTTAACACAATACGTAGGAAAAACTTATGATGAAGAAAGAGAACAAAGAGAAGCAGATGAAATATTAGATAAACAACTACAGGAAAGAGAATTATTAGGACAAGGTTTAACAGCAGATAGAGAGATTGCTAGATTAGAACATGAGGAAGTTCAATTAGTCGAAAATAGAATTGACCAAGATGTTTATTCACTCCAACATCTTCCTGAGGATGATGATTATGAAGAAGGCATTGATGATGCATATCATTTAGTTTATAATGAGGACGATTATGATGAATAAATATAATATTTTTATTTAAGTTGTATAAAATATTATATTAACTTTAAAAAAGGTACTAATGGGTGTTGGATCCTCTCATATATAGGTCCTGAAATTTCCATTTTTCGATTTTCCGATTTTGGAGGATCTTTTATGTACTTCACCTTGATGTCAAGCAACCATTTTAAACAATAATTTCATATTCTTTATTTACATTATGTAGTTGGTATACTACATTATGTAGTGAATAATATCTACTAAAAAAAGAGTACTGTAATCGATACATGTAGGTATTTTACATTTTAACAATTTTTCAAAAGTCATTTGGGATTTTAAAAAAAACACACAAGGTTTTTGTGTTGATTTTTGATTTTTGGAAAATAGAATTGAAAAAGTTGCAAAAAAGTGATTTACACCATAATGGTCTAAATTCAAAAAAAATAATTTATAATTTGTTATTGTAAAAAAAATTATTTTGTTAGGAAAGTATTTAGAGATTATATACAAGTAATACATATGGATGACAAAATGGATGACAAAGGATTACAAAAATATGGCTTCAAATTTTTTTGTGAAAAATGTCTTCATGGCTCAAATAATAAAAAAGATTTTATTAGACACATACACACTAGAAAACACCTTCAGGATGACAAATGGATGACAAATGGATTACAAAAAATCCCCGCCACATATTCAATAATAAAATCCAATAATGATATCAATTTGTTACCAACTGTCAGTAAGGGGATAAAATCCCCAAAAATCCCCAAAAATCCCAAAAAATCCCCGCAGCATTTTCAATGTCATTGTGGCAAAAAATATGTATACAGACAAGGTTTACATAAGCATCAAAAAATTTGTAATTTAAATGAAGATTTTTTATTAGAAGAATCTAATAATATAATTGTTACAAAAACAATAAATAATGAACCAGATGTAGGTAATTTAAAAGAATTAGTAGTACTACTATTAAAAGAAAACAAAGAAATTCAAAAAAATTTTGTAGATTTGATACCCCATATTCAAGGAAACAATACTAACTGTAATAATACTATTACTAATAATACCACTAACAATAATCAATTTAATATTAATATGTTTTTAAATGAACACTGTAAAAATGCCATGAATTTAACAGATTTTATTGATTCATTACCTATAACTAATGAAACATACGATCATACTATTGAAAATGGTTTAACACAAACAATAACTAATATGATTACAGATGGTTTAAATAATATGGATATATTAGAAAGACCTATACATTGTACAGATCCTTCTAGAAAAACTATGTATGTAAAAGATAATGATGTCTGGGAAAAAGATACCGAATTCAATAAAATTTTAGTCTCTATAAAAACGATTGCTTTAAAACAAAGAACTATGATTAATAAATGGCAACTAGCAAATGACGGATGGAAATCTGATGAAAATCTCCAAACTAAAATGACTAGTTTAGTTTTTAATTCTATGACTGATATTGAAAATGACCAAAAAGAATGTAAAAAAATTATTAGAGCTATAAGTAGAAATACATATTTAACAAATCAAATTAAAGATGTATATAAATAAGTTACATTTGTGTAGATCCTACACACATAGAATATAATAATCTATTTGTAAAATAACCTAAAAATGTAGGTAGAGAAATTAAGAATATTTGGAATAATCCTTCCTTTTTCTTATCAAAGAAAAATGAAAATAATAAAGAAAATATAATATACAAAAGGACAATAAATTGTATTACAGATAACCAATAAAAATAATCACAATATATTCTGCCTAAAGGAGCAAATGGGCTTTTTAAAAATGAGTCACCTTGATTCATTATATTTTATATAAATAAAATAAATTTATAATACGAAATATTATTCATATTATATATATAATGAATAACGCATTTATTAGAAAAAATATTAATACATTCGCTATAATTATTTTTCTTATAACTTTTATTATATTAAACTATCTTCAACCTGGATTTATTTATAACAATGATGGTAGTTTAAGAACATTTGGATTAGGCCATAGACGAAAAACAATTTTACCAATTTGGTTAATAAGTATTATTTTAGGAATTCTTTCTTATTTAATTATTCTATATTATATTACACTTCCTAAATTTAGATGATAAATATTTTACTCATATGATTTGTAAACTATTTGTTCTTTTTGTGATTGTGCATCTTGTATCTTCTTTTCATTATCAGTATATTCATCATGTCTCTTTTCCATTTCTTCTACTGATTGTGTACAACCACTATTTAACATTGAATTATAACTAATAGATGTAACTAATACACCTGTTAACGCATACCATATAAATTCTGCTATAATTTGTTTCATTTTAACGTATTGTTCTAATTTTACAAATTGTTCATCACCTACACCTGATTTTAATAATCCACCTTTTTTCATACTTTCCCACCACAGTGGAGCGTTTGTTATTGTTATTGAATTTATCAATAAAGATTTATTATCATATACGTTATTAATCGCACTAATTATATCTGCTTGTTTTGGTCCTAAATTTAATGTGTTTCTATCTTTTAATATACTTTTTAAAAACCCATTTACACCTGTTAAAGATGCAAATAAATATCCAATTGTATTTGAAAATGGATTTAGCCAATTAGGAAAAGCCATCAGTAAAATATTTAATAATCCAAATACAAATACCCATGGTATTACTGTTTGTTGTAATGCAGTTCCATATTCCACAAAACCACATATTTCATCTGTTAATCCTACATTTATAAAAAATTGTACTACAATCAATACTAGAAAATATATAATTGTCCATATTTGCATTGTTTTTGAAGATTTAGTGTAATATTTTAATATAGAATAGGCTAAAGTTAATGCTAAAAAAAATAATATTGAAGCTGTTGGGTCTACTGCTGCCATTATATTAATTAGGTATAATATATTTTGAAATTATAATTACCTATTTTAATGGAATCAATTAAATATTTTAGACCTAGATTAATTGAACCTGGAATGAAATATTTTATCAATGCATCTTTAGAACAATGCCATCGCTTTAAACATACACATTACAACTTTCTTTATAATTTAGGATTATTTATTTCATTTGTTATTGTTATTTCCATTGTACTTTATTATAAATATAAAATTAAGAACAATCAAAAATTACAAGAAGAAAAAAAAAGGCAGCAAAAAGAATATGTATTAAATAAACTGCGATTTATGCAAGATTATAAAAATAGTCAAGTTAGTAATTTAATGACTGATTTACCTACCTGGCAAAATAATCCTGAAGTTCAATTCTATAATAGAAAAATATACCGTTAGTTTATATGGCTACTTCACAACAATCTAATAGTCCTCAATATAATACTATATCTCCTGATTATGCCTCTAGTTCTTCAGAAACACCTAAAATTAAAATTAATTCTCAAACACCAGAGTTTTTAGAAAAATTAAATGAATATTATCGTCTTAAACAAATGTATCAAGCTAATTATAATGATAAAAAAAAAGTAATTATTAACAATCCTGAACTTAATATTAAACAAAAGAAAAATAAAATTCAAAAAATTAAAAAAAATTGCGTTTCATGTAAAAGACCTGTTGGTACCATTTTTGAATCTAAAGACCATTTTTTATATGCTTATTGCGGCAATAAATCAAATAAATGTAACTTAAATATAAAAATTAATAGAGGACTATTTGTCCCTATATCCGAATTAATTAGTGTTTTTCAATCCGGTGTTGATGAAAATAAAATTAAAATTATTCAAAGCAAACTTGATCTTCTATTTAATTTTAATTCTGAATCTGAAATTATTACTATTTTTAATAGTATTAAACAAGAACTAAATAATGACCTTGAAGCTTTGTTAGAATATAGAACAAAGTTTATTGATATAACTGAAAATATCTCTAATAAAAGTATCATTCAGTCTAAAATGATTATTTTATATGAACAAATAGATGTTATTCGTGATTCTATTACAAAATTTAATGAAACTGGTGAAGTACAGTTCATTAAAGACATTATAGTTAATTATAAAGATCAACTTATTCCTTTAATTACAACTTTAAGAGATTTAAAATATAAATACTACACTATTGAAGAATCATCTGATACTAATAAAGTCTCTATTTATCGCCTTATTAAAAAACAATTCACTATTCAAGATTTATTAGTTGCATTCGAAGAACCTAAAATCGATTCTTTTGAATTTGGAGAAAAAGCCATTCCTGATATTCAAGATAAATCACTCGATTTAAGTAAACTTGACTCTAAAAAACCTATTCTTGAAGATGGTGAAATTGAAGAACAAAATACAGATAAAGAAAATTTTATTGTAAATGGTAATGATCTTATGTTTAATAAAAAAATTATTGCTAATAAAATGGATTTTCAAGCTAATAAATCTCTAATGGAAAGTCAAGAAGAAATATCACCTGTTATGGCTCATAACAAGGGATATAAATTTGAAATGCTTTATATTAGACCTAGTCATCCTATATTATTTGCAATTGATCCTGATAATGGTAGTATTTATTTAGTCGACGTTGCTGTTAAAAAACAACAACAAGAACAAGATAGTGATGATGATGATGATACTCCTCCTCCACCCCCTAGAACTGAATCAAAAGAAAATAATGAATTTCCAGGAACACCCTCGGGAACACCACCCCAAATTCAAATAGATCGTGCAAAGGAAAATAATAATTCTCCCAAAACACCATCTACATCACCACTCAACGACGATGAAATGACAATTGTTTATAACAGTGATGAAACGAGAAACATAGGAGATTGAAATAAATATTAATATTATTAATTTATATACTAATATGAAATTGTCATTTATTAATATTCCAGTATTTATTGTCACTTTAATTATAGGTATATTATTAGTCTATTGGACAGCACCAGATACAAAAATAGTTACAGTATACCCGACTGATGATAATAAACATTTATTTCAATTTAGAGATAAAACAAATAATTGCTTTCAATTAAATCAAAAGATTGTAAAATGTTCTAATGATACTGAAGAAATACCAATTCAAATCTAGTTAATATATATATATGGAATTAAAACGTTTTTTTAATACAGAAACAGGAAAAATTATAGTATCCATTCTTTTAGGATTAGGTTTAGCTACATTTTTTAGAAAAACATGTGAAGGAAGAAATTGCCTCTCTTTTAGAGGGCCTGATTTAGAAGATATTAAAAATAAAAAATATAAATATGGAAATACTTGTTTTCAATATGAAATGGCAAGTATTCCTTGCGACAATAAAAAAAAATATGTAGATTTTGCGTAAATTTATATTTCTATCAATCTTATCTTTATATTAGATATGGCTGATACTACTAGTTTAGATGATTTACCCGTCGATCCTATGGTCGGTGGAAAAAGCGAAAACGTTGTTTTACAAACAACTGAAAAACCTAGTCAATATAATCCTAATATGGAAACAACCAGTACTAGTACGGAAATGAATAAAATTGATGAACAAAAAATGATGAATGAATTTGTTTCTGGTATTCAACAAGCTAGTGCAAGTGGAGCCACTAATTTACCCTCCAGAGATATTCCGCAAAACACTGTTCATTTTGCAGATGAACAAACCAAAGCTAATTTTGTTCCAGAAAAAGAACAATCTGACTATATTCAAAATACTGATTCTGAGCAAGAAATTTTAGCAAGAAGAATGAAAAATCAAAATTCAAAAGATTCATTAGAAATTTTATATGATGAGTTTCAAATACCTATTATTATTGGATTATTATTCTTTATATTTAATTTACCTGTTGTCAGAAGTAAATTTCTCACTGTTTTACCTGCTTTACATAGTAAGGATGGAAATCCTAATTTAACTGGATATATTATTTCAAGTATATTCTTTGGAATTTGTTATTATGTTTTATCCAAATCAATGCATCATTTTCAATCTATTTAAGGGTGTAAAATAATAATTATATTCAATATTTATTATTTTATTTTTATGTGAATTATAAAAATTAAATACGTTTAAAAATATTATCAGCAAAAATATAATCGTCAATATCTTTTAAATCTTTTAATACAGTATTGCTTTGATCTAAAAAAAATTTCATATTTAATTCATCATATTTATTATTTAACCACTCTTCGTTTTTTTCATAATTTTTAAACATTGTTGTATTTAAAATCATTGTATCTTTTTTCTTATATGTTATGTTTTTATTTATTCTTTTAATATCATTTTTTATATCTTTAATCATACTATCTATATCTTCGTCTTGTGATTCTCCATCATCATCATTACCATAATTTTTGTCAATAATTATTCTATTATATTTGTAATTAATTGGCTCTTCTATTTCAGGTTCTTTCTTACAATCATTTACTAAATAATTAAACATATTTTTGGGTTTTTTTGTAATAAAATCTATATTTCTTGTTACTATTGTATTATTAGCCTCTGTTGGACCTTCTAATTTATCTGTAGTATACATTAATCCATAATCAGAGTTTTCTTCTACCATAACAGGTTTTAATGTTTCACAACTATAATTATTTACACTAAATAATATATCCATTTTTTTTTTAAATTGGAATGCTGGGTCTAAAACAGTTTCGGAAGGATTTATCATTCTATTAATTTATATAACCAGTTATTTTTATTATATTAGTTTCTAAAAAATTATATTTGCATAATGTATTTTTTAATAAATTGTTTTTGTTTTCTAAACAAATTTGTGTTAATATATTTTCTAAAGTTTCTTTATATTCGAATAATTTTTTCAATGTGTCTTCGTATATTTTACTATCTAAAGAATTTTCAATCTCATTATAATTTACTTTGTTATGTTTTTTATATTGCATAGATATTATTTTAGTAATGATATTTACATATACAGAAAAATACCATTTTATTAATGTTACTTCTTTTATTATTTCATATTTTCTATATTTTATTATTTTTTTTACTAATTCAACGTCCTGAATAAAATTAAAATTTTGAATTTTTTTTATATTTTTATTGTAATTACATTTTATAGGCTTTAAATGCGTGTCATTTACATTTACTTTTGTTAATGTTTGTAATTCAATATTATTTAATTTATTTAAATCAGTAAGATATGATTTCATTATTTTTTTTATATCTCTCTTTTCACAATTATTTTCAATATTTTTAATGTTTTCATTTTTTTCATCAAATTCAGTATTATATTTTTTTAATAGTAACTTTGATATTTTTGATATATAAATTTCAGCCATTTTTATATAAATAATTATATATTTTAAATAAAGTTAACTTATATAATTATTTTAATTCTCATCTAGTTTTGTTTTTTTAACTTAGCTTCATAATCTTTCATAAACTTAGCCTTATCAGCATAATATTCTTTTAACATTTTCCCTGTTTCTGGATTATATGTTGATTTAACTACTGATAAAGCATAATAAAATGAACTTAATGGTATATTAATATTTTTTAATTTATTTTTAATATCTGACCTTGTATCTGGATTATCATTGTAATTTATAACAGTGTATACATCGGTGAACTTTACTGGATTGCCATTCTCGTCCTGACCTAACCCTTCATTAGATAGCCAACCCTGAGCAAGAATCTCATCAGATACGAAAAGGTACATACTCAATGGGTTATTCAATGTGTTTATCTTAGATTTAATAATTTTATCATCCCCTGCTATGCTTTGTCTCCCCCTTGCCCCCGGTATAAACCTCATCAACCAGTTGTAAGAATTCTTGTAATTTTCTTCAATCGATTCAACTAATAATTGTATAGGATTACTTTCAAATGTCTCAACATTTAAAAATCCAACATCAAATATTAGAGTATATAACTGAGAAAAGAATATATTATCAATAATATCTTCCGCAACCACCTCACCCGACAAAGATTCTCTAATTTGCATTAATAATTGTAATATAAAATATGCGCTAAATGTATAGGAACTTGCTGATAAACCTGTCCATAAAGCCGATAAAACCGCGCTAACTGCTGTTGAATTTATGATAAATGCATTGACTGCAGGAACTTGGCATATGGTAAGAAAAGCTTTATATTGTGTTTTTATAATATTCCCCAATTTATCACATTTTGCCCACATAATTGATGCAGATTTAATATTTGAATCTTCTATTGTTCCTTTTTTACCTAATTCTTCTCGTGTCAATTCGACTTCTCCTAGAGATCGTGTCATTCCTTCCGTATCTATTAAAAACCCTATAGCATATATTTCTTTAAATAATCTGGCTACATATTGCTTTTTTTCTTTTATATTATTAAGATTTTGTAGAAATGAATCTGCCTTTTCTTTTTCAAGTGCTTTGGCTCCACTCTCCCACAAACCTTTAAATGAATCTGATAAATATTTAAAGCCATTATAAGTTACATTAAATAAATCTACGAATCCACCTGTTCTTACAATTACTTTTAATTCTTTTAAATCAAATTTAGTTTCTAAAAAGATTTCTTTATCGATCATATTATTACTAGTTTGTGGTTTGTAAACATTACTAATACAAAAAATAATAAACCTTTTATATTCATCTGAACCAGGCATATCAGATGCTTCTATTGTTTTAACGCCACCATAAGTGATATTAGAGTTAATATTGTTATTTAAATCGTTTTCAGTTAGATCTTCTTCTAACATATCAGATAATATTTCTGTTTTAACTCCTCCATAAGTAATATTAGATTTAAATGTTTTATTTTTTGGTTTTCTTCGTTTTTCATAATAATTTTTCGATTTTAAACTTTTATTGGTTAAATATTTATTTTTTTTGTTTCCTTTTCCTCCTGTTCGACCAGTGTCAGTCCTTCTTCTCCTTATAGTTGAGCTATTTGCATTTGGATCATTCAAAAAATTTGCTATATCAACCACAGGTGGATCCTCCTGTCCAAGCTGCTGCTCAAGTTGGGGGTTTTCTTGTTTTTGACCTAATATATAATATTCTTGCTTTGTTATATCAGATGATAATTTAAAATTATCATAAACTCTCAAAGCTATATTATTTATAATAATTGTGTCATTATCATTACCAACATTATCAGGTGTTATACATAACATATTTAAATACATTTTTAACAATTTTTCTGAATCAAAATCACTATTAAAACCGGACTTTTTATTAAAATTAAATAAATTAATTACATCATTTATATATAATTGTGTCATTTTTTGGATTTCGGAATTACAAAATTCTACATTTGTTAATGTATATGGATCAAAAAATCCTGATTTAATTTCAAAAGTATCTTTAAAGATTATTTCAAAAAATTCTTTGCTTATACTAAGATAATTTTTTGTGTTTGGTTCAGCAGCAGCTGGAGCAGCAGCAGAAGCTGCAGAAGCAGCAGAAGCAGCAGCAGCATCAGCAGCAGCATCACCTCTTTCAGGAGTACTATCAGGACCATCTATACTACTAAGCAAATTTGGATTGGGCAATGTATTTGTATTATTATAATTTAAACTTTTATAAATATCTTTATTTTCAATTAAACCTTCAAATTCATCAACACTAATTAAATATTTTGGGTCTTGTGGTTCTGTAAGATCATATAATAGTGTTTCAGTAAAGCTACCCTTGTCACTACCTATACCTTTACTTTTTTTTGTCAAGGTGATATAGGTAATTTTGCCAGTGTTTATGAGTGAATTAATTGAATTATTGGGCTCCGTTATATTTATAGATTGGATGCTTATAGATGTAATATCTTTCTTTCCCTCTACAGGAGAAAAAATATTTTCATAGTCTTGATATAATTTTCTTCGTCCCCCAGCTTCTTCATTTTGATCGGTAATACTCTCTAATAATAAATAATTATAAAAATCTAAATTATGAAAACGAATATCTGTAAAATATTTTTTAACTAAAATATTCGCTTTAATATCATCGCCTTTTTTAATAATTTTTTTTAAATTATCAGATAAAAAATTTATATCAGCCTTATTATCTTGTGTAATGTTATAAATTGGAGTATCTAATGTTTGTTCGCCTTGCATATTGATTTCATAATTAGTTGCCAACCATGTGTTACCTGAACCTTGAATACTTTCATTAAACTGTTTATATTTAGTATCAATATTTTTATATAAATTATAAATAGGCTCTAATACAGATGTAATTAAATCTGTAGATTTAGGTAATAATATTGCACTAGTAGTTTGACCTGAAGTTTGGATAAAATTTAAATTGGATGTTATAATTATATCCAAAGTATCAAGAACCGTTTTTTCTACATAAAAATCCGCTTCCTTTATATCCATGGGGTTTGTTACTTCCCTCTTGGTAGCATAACCCAAAATATTTTTTTTGTATAAATTTCTCCAATTCTCCTTCTTATCCTTCATCCAATTACCATTTTTTAGATTAGGCAATTCTTTTAATGGACAAAATTTTATATAAATATTATTCAACATTGGATCATTAAGAATAATAGTATTATTTTTATAAAGTAAGCATTTTATATTAACATAACAATAATTATTAGCACCTATAATATAAGCATATTTAGGTTTTTTAGCTTGATAAAAATCATCACCTAAATCATTGTTATTTAAAAAACTAGCTATTATTTCAATTGATTTTTCTATACCAACATTCTCGTCTCTAAATCTAGCTAAACATGATATAAATTTGTCTGTGTTATAATCATCAATTAATTTTGTAGAATAAAATAAGTTGGATTGAATAGCTAATTCACCTGCATTTGTACCTGCCGCCTTCATTAAACGAGATAAATCTGAATTTGAGAAATTTATTGCTTTTAAATTATCAGCAATTGCAGAAATAATATTTTGTTTTTCTTTAATTTCTTCAAAAAAATCAATTTTTACTTTATCATAAGGAGGAGTATTATATAAATCTATAACAGTTTTACGTTCACATTCTAATTGACATAATGTTTTTTTATTTTCTTCCTTTTTATCTCCAGTTTTTCCTTCACAATAGCTAAATTTAGTTTTATCAGCTTCTAATTTAATATAGTTTTTCATATCATATTTCATCAAATTAAATAAATCGTTTTCAGATGGAACATCTACAAGAACTTGAGTATCAAAACGTCTAAGAATGGCATCATCTAAATTCCATGGATAGTTTGTAGCTGCTACAACACATACATTTTGGAAAGAATTAATACCATCCATCATTTGAAGTAATGTATTAACGGAATTGGCAGCTAATCCAGTAGTATCTCTATCACGATTAGGGCCAATTGCATCCATTTCATCCATAAAAATAATAGAAATATATTTCTTTTTTGTTTCGACACAATCCGTTGTTTCGTATCTACATGCTGCATCTGAAGCACAATGAAATACCTCTTCTATCCGTTTTTCAGTTTCACCTACATATTTACCTTTTAAATCACCTGGAGATGGAGCAAAAAATAGAACTCCTACATTTGGATCTATGATTTGTAATTCATTTACAGCAGCTTTAACGATATATGTTTTACCTGTACCAGGAGGTCCATAAATAAGAATACCTTTTGAAGCTTTCGGATATAAATTTGGATATACAAGAGGGTAAATTAATGATGATTCTATCATTTTTTTCTCTTTATTCAAACCAATTACATCGTTATAAAAAAGACAATTTGCACTACCTTTTTTAAAAGTTAATGGGTTATGTTTTACGCAAATCTTATCCCAATCTTTTTCTTCCTCATCATCTTTTTTATTTGAACTTCCACCTAAAGATTTTACTTTATTTTGCAATTCTTCAACCGCATTTAAAGAACAATTTAACATTTTTTCACATTCTTTTAAAGCGGGATTATTGATTTCGTCTGTGGATAGGTACGTTGTATCTACACTGTCTTGATCTGTTATACCTGATTCTTGTGTATCTTGTGTATCCGATTGTCTGGGAGAATTCTCAGGTGTTACTGAGGATACTCCTCTCTCTAACGGTGGTGGTGTAGATTTAGATTCAGATAGGTTTTCTAAATTACGTCTAATAGAATCTAATAGAATAGCAGCACAAGAATAGCTAACTAAAGCTCCTTGCAATTCTGCTGCTTGTAAATAAAATTTAGCATTATTATATAATTGAATTGCTTGGCCAATATCTTCTTTTAACACTTTATTAGTCGTAGAATCTTTAGTGAAACTTTCTAAATGTGTATACTCACTTGTATTACAATAATTTATACTCATTCTTTATAATAAAGAATAATAATATATTTTTATTATTATTTTATAATAAAAATAATAATAAAAATAATATAATGTATTAATAAATTAATGGCACAAGCAACAAACTATCAAAATACATCTATAGGTTCGTTTGACAAGAAGAGAGATAGATTAATTGAACCATATTCATTCGATAATAATTTAATTAATATGGTAGATTTTATATCAGAAGACAGTGATAATTTGATGAAAGATTATTTAATCAAGGATGAAATTATTAAAACAAAAATAATATATTTCGTTGATGATAAAAATACAATTACAGATACAATAAATGATAATGAGTTTGTAATATCAATGGAAAAAAGAAAGGGATTTAATGATAGTATTCCTGATGATGATGGTGGTGATGACGCATATAATAGAGACGAAGAAAGAAAGAAATTATTAAAATATATTAATTTTGTAGATTACAATAAAATAGAAAGAAAAAAAATCCAAACTGCATACAATAAATATCAAGCATTAAAAACTAAAATAATAGCATTACAATTAAGAAAACAAAAATACGATAAATCACGTGAAAAAAATTTTTTTTTTAGTATAATATCATCTAAATTATTATGGTCAAGTATAGGAACAGGTGCTGTTATAGGTTTAAATATCGCTGTGTGTAGCAATTTATCTAATCCAGCAGTTTGGATACATCTAGCTTTACAAATATATGATAATCCAGTATTGTTTGGATTATTTATAGATTTAATGAATATGTTAGATATTTTTAATACAACTGAAAAACTAGAATTAAAACGTTTATTTTATAACTTAAAAAATCAAATAGATGGGAGGAAAAATTCTTCGGATCCTCTATCAGACCCAGGAATTCCTTATGAAAATGCAGAATTTATGAAATTTTATTTTACAGAAAAAATAAGTCCTGGAAATGTTGATGGAGAGATGATAGAAAAGTTTAAAGATTTTATTGTTCAAGACCCTTTGGATGCAACAAAAATAGAATTTCTTAATGATGGGGAATTAAATAATTTTACTACATTTATAACTACAATTATAAATAAAAAAGATATTTTTAATGAAGCAGCGACACCATTAATTCGAGATAACTGGCTATCTTTAGTTACAAGTGTGGTATCTTCTCCATACGTCCATGTTATAATATCATCTTTAAAAATAGGAGGATCTATTTATGGTTATGTTGATACAACTATTAATGTTATACAAAATGTTTCTAACATAGATTCAACATTTATGTACAGAGGTGTATCAACTGCAATTAAAAATTCGGACGCATTTCAAAATATTAGTTATTTATTATCAAAAGGAACAACTGATGTAGGGGTTAATGTTATTAATACTATATTCGGTGAATGGTTATTAAAGTATGGAGATGAATATTTGTCAAATTTACCATTTATAGGTGGTATAATTAATGGAAAAAATGTAGAACAAGTATTTGTTGCTAGTATTAGTTCATTAATAAGTGCACAAGTAACTGGTCAGATAGATGGATATTTTAAACCTATGGAGGAAGAAATAAAATTAGCAATGCCTAGCGATGATGATGATAGTGATAAAAAAAATAATATAATAGATGATATTGAATTTGAGTTAAAAGAAAGAGTAAAATATAAAAAATTAGGATATACAAATGAAGAAATTTGTGAAATATTAAATCCCGAAATTGAAGAAAATGAGTACAAAAATTTTATATTTAAAGGGATCAGATATTTTTATAAAACATTTAAAAAATATTCAAAAAATCCACAATTAATAGCATCTGCCTTATGTAATTGTACTGCATTATATAATATTATTTTAAGTTTGGTTGGAGGGAGGTTGTTTTCTTTATTATCAGAATTCATTATAGCTGGTAATTTTCATTACACCTTTTTTGAAATAACCTGGCCTATAGAGTTCAAAGTTCAAATTATGAACATTCTAACTATGATTATAAATATCAGATATGGTGGTAATCCAGTATTTCAGCGTATGTTGAGGGAAGTAAAAGATAATTTTATCAGAACATTTCTAGATGATTTATCATTATTTATTTCAGATATTCAAAATTTAATTTATAATAACATAACTGGAAATGCAGAAATAAAAAAATATGTTGATTATATTTTTTCTAATTTTTATTTTAACCTTTTTAAAAATTGCGTTACATTGACATACCATGTATTATTAATACCTTCATTAAATATTAAATTAAATAATGTAATACAGCATGGAATTACTGAAATTGATATAATAGATATTTTAAATGATGAAACAAAATGTAGAAATTTATTTTTATTTTTAAATCATAAATTGTACAATATGATGATAGGTTTTCCTAGTAATATTTTAAAAGGTAATATTAATGTATCCGAACTAGTATATAATTTTCAAGATTTTTTTGATATGGATAAAATAATATATAATAATATTATTCCATATTTTAATTTAACAACAGGATATTATAATTGGGAAAATTATAGTATTAACAATCTATCAGGGGCAATAATAGAAATCAAACCCAAAGACAAAACAACACAAGAAAGCACAGATGTTCCAAATGGTAAATATATAATTGTAAATAGCGATTTAAATAATAGACAATTTAAAATGATTTCAGTTGATAATTTATTTAAACAACTTCATGATAAAGATAAAAATAATATTCTATCTGATAATGATGATGATGAGTTGTTTTTTGATTATTATTATCATTTGTTCAGAGAAGATCCTACAACTGATAAAAATAATCAGACAAGTTACAATGAATTTAAAAAATGGTTATTAGAAAAAAAAATACCAGAACTAAAACAAGAACCAAATGTAAATAATATAGAATTTGCTATAATTAATAATGTTGCAGTGAATATGAGTAAAAAATTCAAAGAGACCCCTCCATTAAATTTTCAAATGGATGCTGTCACAGTAGGAATTTTTGACAATTTTTTGTCCGAAGTTAAACATGATGACTACAAAAAAGATATAGTAAATATTTCACAACAGGAACTAATTACAAATATGACAGACGAAATTACATTACCATTAGAATATTGGAGTATGAATAGTAGTGGTAGTAATTTTACACCTATAAAATTTAAAACAATTGATTTTTTCACAGTTGCTAATATTTTAAGTGGTATAACAAATGATGAAAATGCTACTGACTTAGTTAATAAAATAGCCGATTTAAATAGTGAGGCAGAGAATAATCCAAGATTGAAATATGTATTAAATATATTAGAAAGTAGTAAAAAACGAGAATTAGAAGGAATAAATAATGAACTCGTAAAATTTTCTAACAAATTTAAAGCTGATTTTAATAATAATAATTCAATATCTCTTCAATATATAGGATTTAATTTTGAAAAATTTGTAGAAAAATGTAAAACAAAAAAAAGTGGAGAAGAACAAGAAGAAGGTTTAGATTTGAAAAATTCAGATGTGCAAAAGTTTATAATTGAAAAATCCAAAATTAACAAAATATGTAATGATGATGGCAAAAAAAAATTATTATATAACTATGATGGTGGATATATAGATGCTAATACAGGTGATCCAATCTCTTGCAATGAGCTGATTGATATTAATAAATTAGTAGACGATGTTGATTTATGGGAAGAATTATTATATAGACCTACAACATTGGCTAATATTATATATAATACACCTACAACATTGGAAAAAGGATGGGAGTTTTTTTTCGGCGAAGGTCCCATAAAGAATTTTATATCCAAATTAAATATAAATAGTGAAACTTTATTTGATATAATAGATTCTACATTAGAAGAAGATTTGCAGCCTGTTGCTGGTGATGATGAATTTGATTCTCAAAGAATAGATTGTATTACAAATTTTAAAAGCTTGTTCAAAGCACTAAAAGAAAAGGCAAAACTAGATTTTAATATAAAAGAGGAATTATTAAAGTATTTAATTGACAGTGGTGTAAAGGATGTTAATGGATTTGTCTTTGATGGGGAACAGCAGCATATTAGTGCTGTTTTTACTCTTGCATCATTTAAAAAGGAAACGAATGATAGAACAGAAAATCTAATGAAAAAATGGAATAGTTTTTGTGACAAAAAAAGTGAAACTACATTACAGGTTTTTCTAAACGATATTGGGGGTAAGATTGCAGAACACATTATTTATAACGAGGAAGTTATCCATATCGAATATGGATCTCCATATTACGAATATAATAGTAATAATAAAAATATGTATATTATGTATAATAAAAAATTCGAAGAACTGAGAGGAAATATACAGAAGGTAGGAGATCGGACAGACCTGACAAAAGATAATGCTTGTCAAGGTGAAGGAGGGCTTGGTGAATATATTGATTCTATTAAAGATTTTTATGAAACACAAGAAAAAATGCGCATTAGTTTTCTTTTATATAATGCTAATAACAAATATACTTATTTTGGATCAAATATAAATAATAATAATAAAAATATATGGGATTTTTATACTTCTTATACTAATGATATTGATGCTTTATATAAAGAATATATCACAACTACCCAACAATTAGGACAAGGACAAGGACAAGGACAAGGACAAGGACAAGGACAAGGACCAGGACAAGGACAAGGACAAGGACAAGGACCAGGACAAGGACCAGGACAAGGACCAGGACAAGGACAAGGACAAGGACCAGCACCAGCACCAGCACCAGCACCAGCACCAGCACAAGCACCAGTATCAGCACCATCGGTCGAAGCAGCTGCAAGAGCACAAGCAGAAAAACTACAATCAGATGAAGCACAAGCACAAGAAGAAGGACTTGGAGAAGATGTTGGTGAATCTATTGAATCAACCGAAGACGAAGCTATTAAATCAATTGAAAGTACTGGATTAAAACTAATGAATATGTTTGCAAATGCATTTTCAAATATAGGGGGCGCTTTTTCAAATTTCATGTCTGGAAAAGGGGGATTATCTAGATATGGAATTAATAAAGGAGCAAACCAATTTGAGGAAGACCTAGAACAGGATAATCCTTCAAAGGTTTCTGAAGAGTGTAAAAAATATAATAAATGGCATTGGGTGAGGGGGACAGGAGGAAATTTTACTATTCAATTTGAAGATAGTAGTTATGATTTAAAAATACAAACATTTATTAAAAATAATTGTACTAAAAAAAATTACATAGTATGGATTTTTAAAGAAATAAATGCCACCGGTTTGACTTTTTTTCGTTATTTGGGTGTTCCTCTTAGTCTATTGATTTTAGCTCTGAAGGCGTATAGCGGGTTGTCGGCGGGGGCGACAACAACTATCGCTATGCTACTCGGATACGTGTTGACAGCTCTCAATAATACACCACAATGTTTTCTAATTGTATTATATTATTGTATGGCAAAAGCATTGGACAATATATTGATAGAACCTGTAAATATTTCTAACAAAATATTAACTTGTTTTCTAGCTCAAGCACATAACGGTCTTGAATCCGTATTACAAGAACAAAAACTTTCTCCAATGTTATGTGGAGCCATATACAGCACTCTTAAGATAAGCGGCGATGCAAATGAAACGGTAAGGAATATATTAGAAAAACACTTAGATAATCAATTGAAAGAGAAATTTGATAAAACGCAATTTTATCCAGGAGGGATTAGGGGAAAGGATAAATATAACTATAATTATTATGGAAATTATAGTATAGCTGACGAAGATGAAATATTGAAAAATTTGTACTTAGGTATTTCAAAATTAGCTAGTGAGCTAAATGAAAGTGAAAAAGAGCTACGTGATAAATATATAACAGAATACGAAGAAAAGGAAGGTATAATAGATGAGTGCAATTTTTATGATAACCTACTGAAGGAGCATCCGTCTGCAAATTTTCTTAAAATAATAATTTCTAGAGGAAATCCAACTGAATTTTTGAATTTCGTCTTTTGTAAATTATTTGATATGCCATATTCTGATTTTAATATGTATAAATTTATTTCTGATATTAACGAGTTAGTGGGAAGTATATATACCGCTGGTGAGAAATTGTTTAACGCAATCCTGAAAATACTCAAAGGTGGATGGTCAGGTATGGGAGGTATGGGGTATGAAATTTTGCAAGCGTTTAAGGACGTGCTGTTGGACCTATGGAATGCGATCCTAGGGTTCGCACTTATTGGAAAAATGGTAATTGGTTTCATAAAAAATGGATTTGGTATCAAATTATTAACAAATTTTATAACAATAATAGCTAATAATATTGATATTAGAAATGCTTTTTTATTTTATATCTTTGGAGAAAAAACAAACGAAGAAAAAAAAAGAATAAATCCTATTAGAGATATTATGGAGGATGCTCTTAATGAATTAGATAAGGATCTCAGAGAAGGAAAATATAATAATGAAGTATTCAATAAAGAATTTTTGGACACTGGTTTGAATTTTTGGGTGGGAATTCAGCAACAATTAATATATTTATATGGTGGGTTGAATTGGATTGGAGGTGAAGGAAAGCCTCCAGTGAAGAGTCTAGATGTTTATTTAAATAATTATAAAGAGTGTAATGCGTCCTATAGTTGTAATAATTCAGATTTATTAGAAAAGTTATTTAATGAATTAGATGAAAAGATTACATTTATTAATTATAGAAATGATACTAACACCCGTGAAAGTGGATTGAATATGACATTAACAAATTGTAAAGATAAAGTGGGGGAATGGAAAAACAAGAGTGGATCAGAACAAAAAGAATATTATGAACAAGAATTATCGACATGTTTAACCAAGTTGCTGGAAGCTTTAAAACAATACGAGAATGTAGAAGGGAGAAAAGAAAATTTTTATTGTGAATTAAAACCTGAAAATGACGAAGCTCCCGTAGACGTAGACGTAGACGCAGTACGAAGAAATGCGATTGATGTAAAAGAAAAAACATATGGATACATGGGGTATAAATATACTTGCGAACAAATAAACGAACAAATAAATGAGTATGTATTTGAGACAACACAAATTTTAGATTATATTAAAAAGTCATATGAAATCAATGATAAAGTCGAACAGATGGCACAGAATAGGGCCGATGATAAAGATATTTCACCTATGTCTTTCTTTGTATCTAATGTATTAAGCATATTTTCAAATCCTAAGTCGTTGAAGGAGACAGCAATAAACTATTTAATAAAACCATGCAACGATAGCCAATTTCTATTTATTGATCCAACTATTGGCGAGCCTAAATGTATTGATATTGTAGATACAGGTGACAATATTGGTTTCGCAAAAGCATCAGAGTCTTTCCTTAAAGAAGAAAAAGAATTTTTTCAAAAGGATCCAGCTTTTAAAAATGTAATAAAAGAAAAATTAAGAAAACTATTAGAAGAAGAGTTGTTCGAAGATGAGTACGTCAAAGATGCTATAAGGAAGATGATGTCTGGAGATAATTCAGAGGATAAGAAGAGTATAGAAACCATTATAGAAAATGTTTCGAATGAAATTATAAAGAAACTCGTAGATGGTGAAAATATTGATAATTTATTCGAAATTTTTATTAATAATATTAATAGTGAAAAAATAATTACTGGTTCTGGTGATTTCGCGCTGATGCGAAAATTTGTCGAGGAGGAGAAGAGAATAAGTGTAAGCCTAAGATTACCTGTAATTAGGGGTTTTGAGGAGGATGTGATTAAAAGTAAGGATGTAGTTTTTAATAATTTTCTTAAGGAGAAATTAGAAAACCGCGACATCACTGACACAGAATTAGTGGTATTATTATTACATTATAATGGAATTGCAGGACCTGATTATTCTGATGAGGATCTTAATAATGTTTATAATTTGTATTTTAAAATGAATTTAAAGTCTAAAGAAGAATTTCCTGATCTAGGCCAAGATGACATTTCACCAAAAAGGATTATAGAAGAAGATAATACATTACTAAATGAAATACTTGGAAAAATAAATAATCTATCTGATAAAAAAGAATTCATAGAAAAATTTCGTAATAATTTATATGGTATTCTTTTTAATAAAAATGAAATAAATAAATATTATAGTTTGGCTTATATTATTCCTGAAAAGAAGGAAACACAAATTACAATTGAAAATAAAATTGAAGAACCTAACATAATGAATAAGTTCGAAGTTAAAGTTGAAGGTAATGGTGAGAAGGAGACTAGTAAGACTAGAGAAGCATTTAAAGATGCTTTTAATGCTCCCGCCTCTATTTTAAAATTAAATGACTATGGTATATTTTTGAATGTTGAAGATAAAGGTTTAGTAGCTGGAAAATATATTAATAAAATTCAAGATAGTAGAATTAAATTGCCTCAATTTAAGGGCCTAAAATCAAATGGGTTGCCACCAACAATATTATATGCTTATAAAAAAGGAGAGGATACAGAATTAGATACATTTGTCGAGACATATTATACCAAAATACAGGAGGAAGGGAAAAATCCCTACTACATTTTTAAACCTGAATTAGAATATTATAAATCTACATTTGAAGAATTTGATGGAGATGAATTTGTGAAGGAATTTGATGAAGATGAATTTGTGAAGAAACTAGATGAATATTTTACGAAAATTCACTTCGAGGCGAAACGAGAGAACTGGAATAATTTTTTTACTTTTGTGAACAATGAAAGTGATCGACTTGGTTTGACGGATACATATATGGAGCATATTAATAAAATAAGAGATTGTATTACCAAGACAAAGCCAAAAAAATCCAAACCAGTTATTAATGAGTCATTTGAGGAAGCAATTGAGAGAACAGGTTGTAGTGCTAGTGTTAGTGACCTAGGAACTTCGAATATGGACTTAACTGATTATGCCTATGATTGGCTAGCCTGGGCAGTCGGGTATGAAAGTAGTGGAAAGGAAGTTGGACTAAAAATAATAAATAATTTATTTAATGATTATAAATATAGTCTTTCTAAAGAAGAAGGGATGGGATTTGAATATTTACAAAATTTAAAAATAAAAGGTGTAACAAATATAGAAAAGAATATTAATGGTACAACATATAAATTTAATACTATTGGTGAGATAATTAAACTTCCTGATAATCCTCTGTTTAATTCTTTAAAAGAACATATTTCACCGAGTATTTTTAGTATTACGAATCAATTAGATGTAAACATTAAACTGGAAGAAGATAACAAGATAGATGTGGAATTATATTTTAATACTGATGAAATGCGGAAAAATTATTAAATATGGTATTATTCATATCAAATATAAAGTAAAATATTATTTTTTGATTTTAAATTTAAAATTGAAGTTTTTAAATTTAAAAATAGAATAATAAATAATTAAAATGACAGAATATCCTAAGTTATCAACTCACTGGTTTGAAATGGTTTTAGATGGTATGAATGCTATTAAATTAGCTGAATGTGAAGAATGGGTAAAAAATTTTGATGATCCGAATACAGGGTTTATGTTTTGTAATAGTCCGAATATAGAAAAGATTAATAATAAGTTAAATTATGGTGGTCATTCAGGTTGTTCTTATGCATGTACCATGAGAAATTGTCAATATTTCTTGACACATATGGATGAATGGAATTTAGAAGTGAATGCTCATACTAATCAACTCCCTGTGGTTCCAGAGACAAATTAAAATTAAATTTTAGATAAATTTTGTATATTAGAAATAGATTTAAAGTAACCAACAAGAGGGTCATTATTATAATCATGAATATAATAAATATTTTTTATTCCAGATGCACATAATATTTTCATACAGTTTACACATGGATAGTGAGTAATATATGCATCACATTGATCACTACTAACTCCTCTTTTTGCACAATCAGTAATGGCATTTTGTTCAGCGTGAACCGTAGCTTGTTCATGATTATTAACAACTTTAGATTGGTGAGGAGCACCAGGTAAAAATCCATTGTATCCTTGAGAGATAATTCTATTATTTTTAACCAAGACACAACCAACTTTTAGTCGGTCGCATGGTGATCTTGAAGAAGTCATTAAAGTAAGTTGTTTAAAATATTCTGTCCAGGATGGTCTATCCATTATAATAAGTAAAGAAATAAGATTTGTAATATTAAACTAATATAATGGGTTTAAATGCTTATGTAAATAGTTTAATAGAAAATATAGAAAAAAAGGAATTTCCGGAAGAAATAGATTTGGTATTAGATAGTGGAGCTTTTAATGGAATTTATATGTTAGGAGCATTATTTTATCTTAAAGAAGTAGAGAGAAGAGAGAAAATAAAAATAAAAAGAGTATCAGGATGTAGTATAGGTTCAGTATTAGGATTACTTTTATTGATAGATAAATTGGAATTGTCAATAAATTTATGTAATAGGGCGTTTAAAATATTAAGAAAAAGTCAAGATTTAAAAAAATTTAAAGAAATATTAAACGAATTATTGAAAAAAAATATAAAAACAGAAGATTTAGACAAAATAAATGGGAAATTATATATAACCTATTTTGATGTAAAAAAAGGAAAGCAAATATTAAAAAAAAGATATAACTGTGTAAATGAATTGAGAGAGAGTATATTAAAATCTATGCATGTACCTTATTTATTTGATAGAGAAATAACTGATAATGAAGGATGTGTAGATGGGTCATTTCCTTATATATTTAAACAAAAGAAGAGAGAAAATAAGAAAATATTATTTATTAATTTACAATCATTAGATAAATTTATTAATATGATTTACATAAAAAAGGAGAAAAATTTATTTCCCCGTTTATTTAATGGTTTAATAGACATACATAATTTTTTTAATAGTAAAAAATCAACAAATATGTGTAGTTATGTAAATGAATGGGGAATGAAAGAGATATTATTATTTAGATTACGAGAGATAATATATACAATAATAATTTATATATTAAGTCTAGGATTACAAATAGAAAAATTTATTCCAGAATCATGGAAAAGAGAAAAAATAATAATAAAGTTATTATCAATTTTTAAAAACATATGGAGAGATTTAATAATGTATTTAACAATTTAATATAATTAATATATATAAATGAAATCACTAGAGGACAAAGATTTAATAAAGTTATTTAATAGTTATTTACATATAGGAGTTGATTTAGTTCAAATAGTAATTTATATATTAGTATTTTTTGCAATATTTCGTAGTATTGGATTAATACTATTGATTTTTTTAAGAAAAGGAAATGAATTAGATCAATATAATGAAGTGAAGATATTAATAAACAATACAATATCTATATGTTTATCTGGAATTGTATTTGTAGAAATAATGAAATTATTTTATATAAAAACTTATAAACAGTTAGGAATAATAGGAGGGATAATAATAATAAAATTATTTTTACTTTATTTTATAAGTGAAGAACGAGAAAAAGAGTTAAATGAAAGAAATTATTTTAATTAAAATGGGGAAGATTCATAAGGTCTTGTAATTTTATGAGGCAATAAGCCATTAAACATATAACAATAACATTTACCCTCACCCATATGCCATGAACCAAAATAACCATCTGCACATGAACAATATCCATTATCAACTTTAGATTGGATAGGTGTTTTAATACAAAAATCCATAGGATATCCTTGTTCAATACAGTTATTATATGATTCAAAACCTTCTTTAGATGAATGTCTTGAAGCGTTAAATAAAATAATACAAATTAAAAGTAAAAATATAGGAATTAATTTATAGTTCATATATTTTATTGAAAGAAATAAATTAAATAATATTAAATAAATCAGTAAGGATCTTTCTTGATTTTTTTTTCTTCGTCTTTTCTCTCTTTGGTTTACGTTTTTGAGTTTGTTTTTTGAGTTTTTTGTTTTCAGTTTTTAATTTTTTATCTTGTTTTTCCATATCATCTTCAAATGGAACATAACGTAAGAACCATGATTCAAATTCCTTTGAATTTCTTTGATTTTTCAATTCTTTATATTTTTTGGCTTTTTCTTCTCTCAATTCTTCTAATGTATTTTGTTGACCGTAGCAATTAATACTAAATCTTTTTAATAATCCTTTTTGTTGTAATCTATTTTTTTGTTGTACATCGAATAAATATTGAGCCATACATAAAATTCTATTATCATCATAATACTCTCTATCACTATAGAAAAAGGCGAAATAAAAACTAAGCATAGTATCAATAGTAGCTACTTTAATAGTTTTGTTACCTTTTTTAATAGTATTATAACTATGACAAGCTAATGGTTTATAGATAAATGCTACAGTTTCTTCAATTTTACCGATTTTAACAGTGATAGAATAATGAGGGGCAATTAATTCTCCTATACCAGAATGCTTAATTATTTGTACTCCTTTATAATCAAAGTCTTGCAGTCTTTCTTTTAACATAACTGCAGATTGTTCGGGTTGTTCAGATAAAACATCAAAATCGGGTGATTTTCTAAAAAGTTTTCTAAGTTTACTAGGCATATACGTAGAATATAAGAAACTAGCATATCCACCAAAGAATACGAGTCCTTGATCAATAAAAGAATCTCTAACAGCATAATAAAGTTGGGTTTCTTTTTCAGAACCAACTTCTTTTTCAAATTCTCTTTGAAATAACTTAGGATCACAATGTTTACCCTTTAAAGGAAAGTTTTTATTTAATAAAATAAGTCGTTTCAGAACTTTTTCCCATCTTGATATATCTCCAGCAGGGCGAGATAATTCTAAATACATATTCATTCTTAAAAAGTTAGGAGGGCAATATATAATACCATAAACTTTGATACCTTGATTTTGAACTTTTTTGAAAAGTGGTTTTTCTAAATAAGTGATATCAGCAACAGGTAAAAAATTAACATATACTTTATAGGTTCCATGATGAACACCTGCTTTTGCTTCAACTTCATTAAATCCTTCTTTGTAATAAATATTTGCTAACTCTTTTGCATCATTTAAAGCATTGGGACTATAAAAATCATAGTCAGGAATTTCAATATTTTTATCATAGAATTGATCTTCTAATGGGAGTATATTATTAATAGCTGTACCGCCATAACAAACAAGTTTTTTATTCTTTAAGAATTCCTCTAATATAGTAATAATTTTTTTAACATCAGGATCTCTAGTAATTTGTCGTCCTTTTCTTTTTTCAGCAACATCTACAGCATCTCTTAATATAGCAAGTTCTTTTTCTTCTAATGTTAATTTAGTTTTACAAGTAGACATTTATATAATTATGTTAGAAAAATTATATAAATAAAATTAAACGCTAAAAGTATAATAATCGGTAGAAGTAGTTCGAGTTGTAAATGAATTTTCAGGTTTTTGGGGTGTTGGTGTAGGGATAGTAAGAGGAATATATCTGAGAGCTTCAGGTTTAAGTGAAAATGCACTACCAGTTTTATCAAAAAATAAGTCATAATATTCCATATTTGCATCAAAATTTTGGAAACTCATTCCAATCCATTGACAACCATATTTAAAAGCAGTAGCGGCTTCAATATTAGTATCATAAGCACTTAAGTCGGGAATACAAAGGGTCATTTGTTTTTTATTATATTCAATTAATTCACCTGAATCAGGTGTATATTTAACATCATAAAATCTAGATGCTCTTAAGAAAATAGAATTAGATGCAATATTAACATATTCTTTTAATTTGGTTGATTCAAATAAAGTATTAGATTTATCAACAGAAATAATAATTTTTCCGACAAAATCTTTTAATGGAACAGCTCCTAAATTATGTCCATAATATTCATTACTATATATTTTATCTAAAAGTTTATCTTCTATGTTATTATAAATATCATCTGCCATTTGATCTAACATATTTTTATTATTACTTTGAATTCTAAAATGCAAAATTAATGGATCATTTGGATTAGGACATGAACCTCCACTAAAAGCATTATTATTAATAATTTGTAATGCATCTGGGAGTGAAACATAATTATAAGTTTCTTTTACATGAAAATTATCTACAGAAGAAGTAGCGATAACAGGTTTATCGTTAATAGAATAAATTTCAAAATCTAAAACTCTTGCACCTTGTCCAATGCAAGTATTTAAAGCACATGTATTAACAAAATCATTTTTAAATTGACCTGCAGAACAAGCGTTATAAGCAGTTTTAACATAATAATCTCTCAATAAATACTGATAAGAAGCATCAGCCGGATTAAAAGATGAAATTTTTGGATATGATGTATATATTTTATTTAGATTATCACAATTTTGATTATTTAACTTCATTTTATTATAAATATATGAAGACAATCCGATTATCATAATAGTAGCAATAAAATAAGTAGTATATTTAATAACAGTAGCTTTATTTTGTTCTATATTTACTTTTGAAAACATTTGCTTAATTTTATCAAACTTTTGATCCATTATCTTATAATATTATATGAAAAAATAATTAATAAGATATACCTTTTGTTTGATTCCACTAAACTAAGTAAAAAATATTGATTATACCATATAGATAATATTGTAACACAATTGTAGTATATATTTTATAAAATTAAGTAATATATATATTATTATTTAATCCTTATAAACAGTTAAAAGTTAAATAATATTGTATTCTAAATATATAATATGCCTGGTGGATTATTAAATATTGTTGCATTTGGTAATCAAAATGTATATTTAAATGGGAATCCTTCAAAAACATTTTTCAAAACAGCTTATAAAAAATATACTAATTTTGGATTACAAAAATTTAGAATAGATTTTGATGGGTTACGTAATTTAAGAATGACTGAACCATCTAAATTTACTTTTAGGGTAAAACGATATGCAGAGTTATTGATGGATACATATTTAGTCGTTCAATTACCTACTATTTGGAGTCCTATTTACCCTCCTTTTACTTGTGATGATAATTGGGTCCCATATGAATTTAAATGGATTGAAAATTTAGGTACACAAATGATACAAGAAGTAGAAATAAATGTTGGAGGAAGCACCTTAAATAGATTTTCTGGTGAATATTTATTATCATTGGTTCAAAGAGATTTTAATAAATCCAAAACTGATCTTTATAATAATATGACTGGAAATACAGTAGAATTAAATGATCCTGCGAATGCTAATGGAAATGTGAATGCTTATCCTAATGCATATTATACTAGTAATTCTGTCGGACCTGAACCATCTATTAGAGCTAGAAAACTATATATACCATTAAATTTTTGGTTTACATTAGCATCTAAGATGGCATTTCCGTTAGTTGCTCTTCAATATAATGAATTAGAAATAAATATAACACTGAGACCGGTTCAAGATTTAATACAAATTCGGGATGTTACTGACGTTGAAAATAATCATCCACATATTCAACCAAATTTTAATATATCTGAGCAACAATTTTATAGATTTATACAACCACCTCCGGATGTTTCATTAAATTATGTTGATCAAAGAACGACTTGGAATTCAGACATACATTTAATTAGCACTTATGCATTTTTAAGTGAAGAAGAATCCAAAGTGTTTGCAGCTAGAGAGCAGAAATATTTATTCAAGTCTATTTATGAATGGAAGTATTTTAATGTTACTGGTAGTCAAAGGGTTAAATTAGATAGCACTATGGGTATGGTTGCTTCATGGATGTATTATTTTAGAAGAAGTGATATTAATTTAAGAAATGAATGGAGTAATTATACTAATTGGGCTTATAATAATATAATTCCTCAACCTATAACATTAGCAGACACCTCAGGAAGCTGGAATTTACCAGATTGTAATCAGTTTGATATAGGACCTAATACAGATCCTATGAATGGATTTCATAATGGTTTATTTATCACAGGAGATTACAATGTAGAGAATCAAAAATTAATTTTACTAGATATGGGTATTTTATTAGATGGAAAGTATAGAGAAAATGTAATGGATTCGGGTATTTACAATTATATTGAAAAATATGTGAGAACTGCAGGAAATGCTCCTGATGGATTATATTGCTATAATTTTGAATTAAATACTGATCCATTTGATTTTCAACCGTCTGGTGCAATGAATTTAAGTAAATTTAATGATATTCAGTTTGAATTTAATACTTATGTTCCTCCTTTAGATCCATCTGCAAGTTTTTATAATATTTGTGACCCATGTGGAAATATTATTGGTGTAAATAAACCCTCTTGGAGAATCTATAATTATAATTATGATTTAACTATTCATGAAGAAAGATATAATATGATAACATTTGTAGGAGGAAATGCTGGATTAATGTATGCACGATAAATATTTAAAATTTTAATACAAATATAAATAAATTAAAAGATTATTATTTAATTTATTTATGTCAATAAAATTGATTGTTAATAATGATAAAAATATTATTTATAAACAAATGAGTCAAATTACTTGTAAGTATGATAATGAAAATATTAAATTATTCCAAGGTGATTGTATTGATGAATTAAAAAATGTTCCAGATAAATCAATACAATTAATATGTATAGATCCACCTTATAATATTGGAAAAGATACATGGGATAACATTGATAATTATATTGAATGGTTATTATCTATAATTAAAATATTAGAAACAAAATTAAAAGATAATGGAAGTTTCTTTATGTTTCATAATGAAATGGAAACTATTAGTGAACTAATGGTAGCAATAAGGAAACAAACTAAATTTGTATATAAACAAATGATTGTTTGGAATAAAAGATTCAATGAATCAAAAAAAAAAGGTTTTATGGATGGATATGTAGTGAAAAATGATATGCATAATTGGAATAAAATGGCTGAATATATACTATTTTATACATTTGATAATACATATAAATTAAAAGAAGCAAGAACAAATCATAAAGTATCACAAATGACTATATCTAGGGAAATTGTTAGTAAAACAGGTGGATATACTGGATGGTATAGTAATTTGGAAACAGGAAAAAATATGCCTACAAGAGAAACTATTAAACCGATTGAAAAACATCTCCACTTAACATATGAAGATATTGTTCCCAAATTTAATAATATGAAAACAGATCATAGTGTTTGGAATTATGATATGGCAAAAAGATGTCCTGTTCATATTACACCAAAGCCTATTGATTTATTAAAAAATATTATAAATCATACTACAGATGAAGGAGATATGGTATTAGATTGTTTTGCAGGTTCAGGTTCAATGGGATTTGCTTGCTTAGAGACAAATAGAAAATGTATTTTAATTGAAAAAGAAGAAAAATATTGTAATTATATTGAAGAAGAATTAAAAAAAACTTGATTTAATTATTTAAATTATAAAATTCTATCTAATAAATACTAACTATTGCTTTCAACTCATCAATCCATACGTCTTCTGTAAATTTTTTTTCTCCAATGATAAGATTTCCTCTACGTGTCATTGGTAATAGATTACATCCTCTAATTGTGATGTAATCATCGTTTCTTGGAATATTGTGTCCCATTTGCAAGTCTGTATCTCTAATATCTACTCTCACATCTCTCTCCATATCAGCAACATCTTCCATCATAAGCTTATGTCTAGTTATACAGCAGATTGTATTTCCACTGTCATCAAATATGACACGTTTAAAGGAATCATAATAATTCTGAAGGAACGATTTATGACTTTGAAAATAGTTCTGCCATAGCTCGTTCTGAGCGTCATCGTGTAATTCCTCTTTAACTCCAGGAACTCCTAACAATATAACAATCCAGTCAAATGCAGCTTGTGCCATCAAGAGAGGTGAAGTGGCATCTTTCAAAGGAATAGCACATTTTTTTTTCACAGTCTTGTCGCGAATTTTTTTTGCTTCAATACTACTTAATACATTAGCATGTAACCTACTGGCTCTATTTGGATGAACATAGTCATCATTTCCAGGTGTAGAATAGATAGCCAAATCTACACTTGAAAGAATTTTTTTTGCTTGATCGCTTTTTTTAAAAATAGATGTAAACTTGTGTTTGCACTTACCTAGATGTCCTTTTGGAAGGACACATAAATGTTTCTGATTATCTCTATCAGGGAGCTTAATACTCTCAGAAAGGTAATGAGAACAACTTTCTGCCTTTGAATTGTCTGGACCAAAACTGGTAGCCTGAAGACACATAGAAGATTCATAATGTTCTTGAATTTCTGGTGTAATAGGTGACATAGATTCAATCCATTTCTCATAATCTTTACTCATCATATCGATAGTTTTAGAAGCCAATTTTGAAACTGTTCTTAACAATTTTAATTAATAAGATACTGTCTATTGTAAAAAAACACTTCAATTTTAAATTAAATTCAAGTATTTTGGTTATCTTAACATAGAATTTCCAACTGAACTTATTCCAGCTTGTCGTTTATGATTATGCCTATTTTCCATCTCTCTAGATCTGGAAATTGTATTGGAATGTTTTGGTGTTTTGGTGTTTGTAAGAGGACAATTTAATCCTTTAAAAGGATTAGCACTCCACGCTGTATTTGCAGACCAAACACCACATTCAGTAAACATGCCAGTAGCGGTTCTTCTACAAGGGTATTTAACATTGAAATTATAATTATTTGGATGTTGAAATTCTGTTGTAGGAAGCGGATAATCTTCTGTTTCTGCTGCAGGGAAATCACCAAAAAAATCATCATACTCTTTTTTTGGTTCTGGATTGTCGGGTTGTAAATTATTAATAGTTTTTTCTGAATATCCGTTACTTACAGTTATCATTTGAGATGTTGCACTATCACCTGCATCCATACTTCCTATAGGTTGTGTTCCAGGTTCTTGAATAATTTTGTTAACTTGCATAGGTGTAAATTTTTCTTTATAAGAAAATGGGAACCATAATCCTCTTTGAAATTCAAATTGCATATAACAAAAATATAAAAATACTAAAATCGCAAATATATAAAATAAATATTCATTCATATATATTTTATATCTATATTTTTGTTTAAACAAAAAAAGAATTGACTTGTTGAGATACTCTAACAAAGGTAGTACATTTTGCCATTTGCTTAATATTAGGCGAATTTATATATGCACATGTACTTCGTAAGCCCCCTAAATAATCTAATACAGTATCATTTAAATCTCCTTTATAAGGAATCTTTAAAACTCGTCCCTCCGAAGCTCTGTATTTTTCCATTTTTCCATAATGTTTTTCTTGTGCTTTATCTGAACTCATACCATAAAACATTTTTAATTTTTTCCCATTTTCTTCAATTACTTCTCCTGGATTTTGGTCATGTCCAGCAAATTGTCCACCCACCATTACAAAATCGGCTCCCCCTCCAAATGCTTTTGCCATATCACCTGGACAAGTTATTCCGCCATCTGAAATTATTTGACCACCTACACCATGTGCAGCATCAGCACACTCTAATACTGCAGACAATTGTGGCATTCCAACTCCAGTTTTTAATCTAGTTGTGCATGCCGAACCAGGTCCAATTCCAACCTTGACTACATCTACACCTCCAGTTAAAATTAATTCCTCAACCATTTCTCTAGTAACAACATTACCAGCAACAATAATTTTATCTGGAAATTCATTTCTAACTTTTTGACAAAATTCGACTAATTTGGAAATATATCCATTAGCAATATCAATACATATCCATTTGACATGTACTTTATTTACAATATCTTTTAATTTTTCAAAATCTTTATCAGAAATTCCTGTGGATACCATAAAATAGTTTGGATCTAATTTTTCATCATTTAAATGGAAATTTACATAATCCTCTTTTGTATAGAATTTATGTAAGGCCGTCACAATTTTGTGTTTAGACAAGGTTTTATAAACTTCAAAACTACCTGTAGTATCCATGTTGGCAGAAATTATAGGAACCCCTGACCATACTTGGTTTGCATGTTTAAATTTAAATGTGCGATCTAATGTAACTTCAGAACGACTATTAATAGTAGACCTTTTAGGTCGGATAAGTACATGACCGAAATCTAATTTTTCACCTGATTCAATCTTATTCATTATAAATATATATTGATTAATATCTTTATATATTTAATTAAAAATTTATTTTTTTGATTTCCTTTTCTTTGTTTTTCTTTTCTTTGTTTTTCTTTTCTTTGTTTTTCTTTTCTTTGTTTTTGATTTTATATTTTTTCTTCCTCCTTTACTTGCTTTAGCCTTTCTTTTTTCTTCTCTATTTAAATAATGTACTCTTTCAAATGTTAATTCAAACGCTTCTGGACAAGGAAGATGATTCTTATTTATATCTAACATTTTAAAATAATGTTTCTGGAAAAAATCAAATTTACTTTTCCTTCCATTTTTATCTTTTATATTATCACAAAATAAATTTTTTAGTATCACCTTATCATCACGAATAATATTTCCATATTCATCTGGATTTTCAAAATAAGTATAAAATATATTCCAATCTAAAAACACATAAAAATGTGCTGCCATTACCATTACACTTAAAACCGAAATATATTTTTTTAACTCTCTTTTAAATGTTACATGGGAATAATCTTGACACCAATCACCATCCCAATCAATAAGTTTTACAACAATGTTTCCATCAGAATAATTAATCAAACAATTTGCAGGTTTAATATCAAAACAAATTAATCCAATTTCATCAGTAGTAGAATATAATAATTCTACTAACTGTTTTGCTATTTCATAATCTGCTGGTTGTAAAGACCCAGTAGCTATACTCTCTTTACCAGGGCCACTTCTATAATATGATTGTAAATCAGAATCCATATTATTAGAAATAATAAAATTATAAAATAGACCATCCTTATCCGCAATGTATCCATAATCATACATATGGGGGGCTAATCCCTTTTCACTAGCAGTGTACCAATTTTTTTTACTTTGAATAGCCCTTTCTAGTTCATTTATTTGAGCATTTCTATTACTACCTAATACTCTAATTTCATTACTATTTCTATTAGTTAATTGGAAAGTAGGGTCTATTGCTATTCTTGAAACAATAAAATCATTACCTATTTTCCAAATTTTTATTCTGTTATTTGCTCCTTTGCCAATTTCTTTTACAAGTGTAATAGTTGTTCCAGGTGGTACTAATCTTTGAATAATACTATTAATATCATTTAATTTAGTTGGAACTAAATCTTCTATTTCAGCAACAGATTCACTCCTTCCTTGAATTGGTTGATATATTAATGGTATCTCTCCTGATAAATTCATTGCTGATGGATTTATTTTTACAACGCCTTCTATTGTATTACTCATAAATATAATATATAAAAAGAAATTAATTAGATTTTTTAGATTTAGATTTTTTAGATTTAGATTTAGATTTAGATTTTTTAGATTTAGATTTTTTAGTTTTTGAAATTAATTTTGATTGATAAGTAGACTTGCAATGATGATATAATTTATTATCTAAAATATATTTTTCAGTTTTAGGAGTAATAAATTTTTTCAAATTTTCTAAAGATGAATAAAATACGTCAAGTTCTTCTCTAACGCGATTTCCTGCCATAGATTTATATGAATCGGGAACTAAATGTTTTGGGAGAATAATAATATTTTCCATAATAATATTTTTAATTTCTTCAAATTTTTCAGGATTTTTATTATAATCAATAAAATCAATAATATCTTGCTTTGAAATGTTATTTTGTTTAAAGAATTTATTTATTTTTTCAGGGAAATTTCCATTGCCTTGTTTTAATAATTGAGGTAAATCAAAACTTTTTAATAAATAATTTTTTGTATTATCCCCAATAATTTGAGAAGAAAATATATCATAAACAATAAATTTTACCATAAAAAAAAGTTCTAGTGAATTATCCCAATTACCTTTAATTCTTTGAATAATATTATCAATACTATTAGCTAAATAAATAGAACTGAATTGTTTTTTTGAGAAATTATTTTTCAACGTATTGATAGTAGTAGAAGGTGCTTTATTTATTTTACCCCATTTTATATCGGAATCATCAACTATAAATGAAATTTTAGATGGAATTTTATAATTGGAAGTAATATATTTTACTAAATTGTCAAGCATAATTATTCTATCTTCTTCTGAAACGCATCTAACCCAAGGTTTATTATAATATTTATTAGAAGGTAGAAAATGGTATTGTATTTTTTTTTTAGGATGTTTAGATGATATAAATGATGAAATATTGAATGCTAATTGTCCTGTAGCTTTTGTTGGAGGAGAAAATACTCCACCGTCTATTATATAAATAGTAGAAGACATGAACTTATATTATACATATAAATTTTTATAATTATATTTTAAATATATATATAAATGAGTGATGATAATGAAGATAAAAATGATAGTACTTATGGATCAGAAGATAATAATTGGAGTGGTTTTTTAAAATCGGTATTGAGAGCATTTATAACTGTATTAATAATAGGATTTTTAGGAGCAAACTTTGTATATTTAACCAGAATAGACTTAGATTTATGGTTTCCTGTAGAAAGTTCCTTAAGTCCTTATGAAGAAAAACCAACATTAGAAGAGAAAGCAGAGTTCTTTAATAGACTACCAAAAGGAGGAGGATGTGGTATTCCAATAGATACAACGAAAAGTAAATTATGGAGTAATAAATATTTTAGAGGTATGTTTGATCATGGATGGCCATATACTCTTGCTGAAGATGATGATGATGAAGAATGGTTATCATTTGGAGAAATAGTAAGTTTTTGGTTTATGAGAGCTGTTAAATATTCTTATATATGGTTAAGAACTGTAATACAGACAGTAATATCTTTTTCGAGTTCTTTTTGTGAGTTAATGCCAGAACAAGGAAAGGATATAATACCTTTTATAATAGGTCCTTTTGTACTAATGTTATTAATTTCAATAGCTTCAATGTGGTATATACCTTCTTTAATTTCTATATTTGTATATTCTACAGGTGGATGGAATTTAGCATGGTCTATAGTAGGATTATTTTTTGGTTGGACATGGATAGTTCCATTGTTTACTAGTTTTGCACAAAGCATTGGTTTAATGTTTAAATTATTATTATTACCTATAATGTTAGATTCAAAGAAACTAATAGAAATAATGGGTCACAAATGGAATATATATTTTATGGGATTTGTATTTTTTGCTTTGTGTATATCAGCTGCATTTACTAATTTAAATTTGACTGTAGCTATTGTTATGTCATTAATATTTGCCTTAAATTTTATTCCCCCATCATTGAATCCAATGACCAAATCAAATAAAGTAAATTAAATATACAAAGTACGATAAATTGAAAAAGGGTTATAAATAAAAGTAATAATAATTATAATATAAAAACTAATAAATATTATAATTATTAATGGGAAAAAATAATAATAAAAAAAATAAGAAGCCTACAAAAAAAACAAATGCAAATAAAAATACAAATACAAATGATATATCTAATAATGAGAAATATCCATTTGTTAGTGTATGTACGCCGACATTTAACCGTCGTCCTTTTATAGAAGGAATGATTAAATGTTTCAATCATCAATTATATCCAAAAGACAAAATGGAATGGATAATTATAGATGACGGAACTGATAAAATAGAAGATTTGGTAAAAGATCATCCAAATGTGAAATATTTCAAGTATGATGAAAAAATGTCTTTAGGTAAGAAGAGAAATTTATTACATGAAAAAAGTAAAGGAGAAATATTAGTTTATATGGATGATGATGATTATTATCCTCCTGAACGTGTAAGTCATGCGGTAGAAAAATTAATGGACAACAAAGAGGCATTATGTGCGGGTTCAAGTGAGATATATATATGGTTTAAACATATTAATAAAATGTATCAATTTGGTCCATATGGAGAGAAACACGCAACAGCAGGAACCTTTGCATTTAAAAGGAAATTACTAGAAAATAATAGATATGATGAAGAAGCATGTCTAGCTGAAGAAAAATCGTTTTTAAATGATTATAGTGTACCTTTTGTACAATTAGATCCGTTGAAAGTAATTTTAGTTTTTTCTCATAACCATAATACATTTGATAAAAAGAAACTATTAGATAATCCACATCCACAATTCTGTAAAGAATCAAATAAGACTGTGGATATGTTTGTAAAAGAGAAAGATCTCAAAGAATTTTATATGAATATAGATACATTGTTACCGTTTTATTCTCCAGGTTTACCTAAAATGAAACCTGATGTACTTGAGCAAATGATAAAAATAGAAGAAACTAGAAGAAAACATGCAGAAAATATGGTTTCCCAAGGAGGAGGAGGAGGTCAGATAATGGTACAACAAGGCGAAAAAAATATACCATTAAATAATCAACAAATAGTAGAAGTAATGAAACAACAACAAACAGCATTACAACAACAAGGAGGACAACTACAACAAATAAAACAAGCCTATGAAGCAATAGCAAGAGAAAATATGGTATTAAAGAGTGAATTGCAACAAAAAAATGAATCAATAACGGAGTTACAAAAATTAAATACAAAGTTATTATTAAGATTAGCAGGAGAAAATGGACAAGAGAGTTAATAATAAATAATTAAGTTTATTATATTTTAATTATTTATTAAACAGATGAAATAGAAACATCATCAGATATATCATCACTATTTATATTAAATTTATCAATATATCTATACATGCGATTAATGTCTAGTTTACTGATTTCATAATTTTCTAATATTGTAAATAATTCATCCTCTTCATGATTTTCTCTTAGATGAATAAAAAAAGAAAATAAGTCTTTTTGGTCCATATTAAGATTAAAACAGAGATTTTGAATAAATATATAATTATTATATTCTGTACTATATTTTGTTAAAACTTTTGTAAATCTAACTTCAGATGGATTAAATTTATTTTTATTTGGGAATTTTTCATTAAATAATTTATTATTATAAAATGTTTTTATTAATGAACTCATTTCATTAAATTGCCAAATTTGTTTTTGAAAAGTAATTCTATCAATATAATCAGCAAAACAAATATTATCTAATACTTTATTGTAAAATGGAAAGGCTTCTTTTGAATCAAATTTACTTAAACAATCTACTATATTTTCATGCCATAACAAACCGACTATTGTTCTATCAGTTTCATTCATAATATTATTATGTTTATCTAATGGATAATTATTATTAATTAGATTTTGAGTTATTTTTTTACTATCTTCATTGTAAGTTTTGGGTTGAAAAATATTTTGGATAATTTCTTTATTTAATATAATATTTTGTTTATTATAAATTTGTACAATTGATTCTAATTTTCTTAAATCACCTTGAATATATGATAATAAATTAGTTTTAATATTGGATTCAATAGTAGGCATTAGTTTATTAATTAATATTTCTATTTCTTTATTAGTTGGATTTTTTAATTCATAGCTATTACATACTTTCATAAGTTCTTTAATTTTTTTATCCATATGATAATTACCTATACAAATTATTGGATTAAGTGTGATCTCTTCAAGTTTTTGCTTTTTAGTCTTTTTAGGTCTAATAAGTTTAATTAATGAATTTATTCCTCCTTTGTCACCGTTATTCATTCCATCTATTTCATCCATAATAATTGCTATTTTTTTTGTATTTTTTTGCATTAATGATAATACATTTTTATCAGCCATATTATGTTTTGTTATAGTATCAATTATAGATTTATTTCTTATATCACCTGCATCATATTTAATAATATCATAATTTATTTCTTTTAATATATTCTCTATAAAAGTTGTTTTACCTGTTCCTGGATTTCCATAAACATAAATACCTCTTTTTACTGATAAATCATGTTTATTTTTATCGAAGTCTTTAAAGAAACTTTTAATATTTTCTGATATTTTTTTTCTATTTAAAATATTATTAATATCTATTATTTCCATATTATATTTTTATATATTTTCTTTTTATGTTTATTTTTATGTAACTTGTTATTTTCCAGTATTTTTAATAAATATTCACGTAACATATTATACTGCTTTTCTATACAAATATATTCTAAGAGAGAAAATAGGTTTGAAAATACTAATGACTTATAGTAATATTTCTTTTTTTTTATTAATCTCTCTACTTTCTCTCTAGTTATATATTTTTCAACACCTATCATAGTATTCTTTTTTACTAATTCTATCATTAATTTATCTTCTTTTTCATATGGAATAATAATTTGTGATGATATATCATAATAATAATATCTATTAATAAGCATTCTATCTTTTATAGGTAAGAAAGAATAAATATATTTAACTAAATCTTTTTTTTCTAAAATAATTTTGAATTTATTAGGTAAATAGTGCTTAATTATATTTAAACAATCATCTGGTAAATATTGAAATATTGTCATATTGCTATTATATTTAATAAATATTTGTTAAATATAATATTAATCACTAGAACTACTATTATTACAAATATCATCATTACTAGTAATCCCATCCCATGTTAAATCACATCCTTTAGCCCATTTATATTTTCTACAGTCTCCTTCAGATCCACTCCAAAAGTCACCATTAAAACTCATTTCTTTTTGACAAGATGATTTTCCTAAATTTTTAACATTATAACACTTTACATTAGTTTTAGTATTATCCGAATCATCGCTATTTACATTAGTTCCTGATTTTTCCATATCTAACCAATAATCTGGACAATCAGAAACAAACGGAGGAAAGGCTGTACTATACTTATTTTGATATAATACAGATCCAATAAATATTAACAATAATATAAATACTATTATTGCTACAATTAATACAATTTTTTGAAAACCAGCAGCCATTATATAAATTAAAATAATATTATTTTTTCTTTTAGAATATTATATAATGAATTGTTCATCAACAAACGGAAGAATAAATATAGCTGGTCCAAATATGGACCAATTTCAATTATATGATAAAATCCCTACTAATAATGAATCTTCTACTTTTCATGATGCTATGATTGGAAATATGACTGAATCTAATTTATCAAGAGCTTTTTTCTCTAAAGAAAATATCCAAATAGTTCAAAATGGTGTAAGAGCGGGTGTTTATAAAATGTCTAATGGAGAATATGTAATTGATAATCAAAACTGTGATACTCTAAAGGTTATTATGAGAAGTGTTTTCTTGCAATCTTCTACGAATCAGCCTAATAATATTATGCAACAAATTCAAGCTTTAAATGATTTAGTAATTGAATATTGTGTTAAACATATTTATAGTGAAGCTAGATCTTATATTATTTATAAAAAAGATGTTAGCACTATGTATACTCCTATTGATAGACCAACACAACCTGATTATGATAATAAGACATTAGAGCTTAAACCATGGTTTTAATTTATATATTTTTTCATTATAATATATAAATGAGTAAAGTTTTTTATGTATGCTCTTACGGTGGTTCTGGTTCCAATATGTTATGTTCTGCACTGAACAAGTATGGTGAAACAAAACATATACATAGCAGAAATCCTCCAGACAGTTTAGAATATATTGGAAAAGAAAAAGGTGGTAATACTTATATGGAATGGTTTAATGGAATAAAAATACCTGAAAATGAATTGCATAAATATAATGTTATTTTTATTTATAAAAATCCTATTCAAGCTATTTATTCACGATTCAAAAATCTATGGCATTTAAAACATATTCAATCTCCTAATTGCACATTAGAAGAAGTTATAGAACAAAATAAAGATTTATATGAAATCGAAGATTTTTATAATAACTATACAACTTTTAATAAAAACCGAAATTATAAAATTTATTGCATCAAATATGAAGAAATATTTGATAAACAAGATGACCTGTCTAGATTATTCAATATTGGTCATTTAAATTTAGAAAAAAAAGAATCAAAAAGAAATTATGATTCTGAAGAAGTAGATAAATTAAAATTAATTTATGAAAACTTAATGGAAAGACAATATAATAATAATTTTATTATGGTTAATAATAACCAATTAGTAATATCAAACAATATACCTATTAAAAATTTATCAATTAAAACACATATATCAAATAAAAAACATTTTTTAAAAAATTTAAATTTTGTATAACTATTCAAACAATTACATTTTCTTTTTATTAATTTTAATTGTTTTAGATGAGGTTAAATTAGATTTTAATTCATTTAATTCTTTTAACCAAATATATTCTATTGATGTCCCCTTTAATTCTTCTAACTCCTTTTCTTTATTTATTTTATCTTGGTTTATTTTTTCAGCATTTTCATCACTTACACTATCCATCGGCATTTTTAACAAATATTTGTAATCATTATCTTGTTCTATTTTATCATATAACTTATCTTCTAACATTTTAATGATAATATTTTTCTTTTTATTTCTCAAATCAATAGTTCCATCTAAATTTTCTTTAATATATTTTGCTTTATTTGATAATAATTTTAATTCTTTTTCTAAACTATCAATTTGAAATTCTTTTCTCTTTTGATAATAATCTAAACGAACTGGAACATACGCATTTAATATATCCTCTATTTCTGAATATTTACTTAATTTCTCTTCATGATTAAATAAATGCATATTATTTGTACTTTGACTTGTATATAGTTTTAATGTCTTTTCTAATTTATTATACATCCCATTTGAATCCATTGATTCATCAATCGGATCATGGAAAATTATTTCCATATCTACTTTTTTATCTGTACTCATATCATTATAATCTTTTACAATACCTTTTGTTTTTTTTGTTTTGTCTCCTTCCATCAAATTTTCAATATGTTGTTTAAAATCTTCTGTCCAATGACCAATTGGTAACTCTTCTACTCTTATCTTATTATTAGCAATTTTACTATATTTTCCTTTTAAAATATATTTTTTTCCTTCAAAAGGTACACATGTTCCTTGATAATTTTTGTAATAAGGAGTAAATATTTGTTCCTTTTCCTCTAATTTCAATAAATTCTCTAAATAGTCAATAAGCATTAATGGATCATAACTTAATATATCTGTACTAAATCCTGTTCCAATACCCTTGCCTCCATTTACCAATATCATTGGTATTATTGGCACATAAAATCTTGGTTCTACTGGATAACCGTCATCCTCTAAATACTCTAAAATAGGATCATCTTCTTTTCTGTAAATTAATCTTGTTACTGTACTAAGTTGTGTGAAGATATATCTTTCGCTTGCTGAATCTTTCCCACCTTGCAATCTTGTTCCAAATTGACCATTTGGTAATAACAAATTAATATTATTACTTCCTACAAAATCTTGTGCCATTCCTACAATAGCCGCATTTAAACTAGCCTCACCATGATGATATCCAGAATGTTCTGAAACATAACCACTAAATTGAGCCACTTTAATTTCATTAGTTAAATTCTTTTTAAAGGCACTATACAAAATTTTTCTTAGACTAATTTTTAATCCGTCCATTAAATTTGGAATAGAACGTTCGCAATCATATTTCGAAAAATGTATCAATTCTTTATTTATAAAGTCTGTGTAACTTACACATGTATTGTTTGTATCCAAATAACTATCTTTATCATATCCAGATAACCAATCCTTTCTTTCTTCTGATCTCTTTTTATTAAATACCATATCAATTACATTATCACTACTAGTTCCTTCATGATTAAAATATACAATCTTTTTGTGAGCAAAATATTCTTTAAATTCTTTAGATGTACTGGTTCCTAACCCTTTGTAGTATTTAATATTCCATCCTTTTGTATCATTTTGTTCTTTCCACAAATTATATTCTCCATCATTGTAAAACAACTTTTCTTGTCCATTTTTTTTGGCTTTTAAAATTGGAGTGTTCATAAATCCAAGAAAGTTGGATAATGTAGAAAGCGAATTCCATTGATCTTGAAATAAATTAAGGCCCAACCCCTTAATATGTGAACCATCTAAATCTTGGTCGGTCATAAACAAAACAGAAGCATATCTCAAACTTTTACCTACACTTTCTTGTGTATATTCTTTACCAGCTTCTAAACCTAAAATTTGTTTCATTTCTATAATTTCTTTATTTTCACTAATCCGTTTCAATGTTTCTCCTCTTGTATTAAATATCTTACCTTTCATCGGATATACACCAATTATATTTCTATCTTCTTTGCTTAATCCAGATACTATTCCTGCCTTTGCTGAATCTCCCTCACATAATATTAATATACACTTATCTGATTTACTTGTTCCAGCATAATTCGCATCAATTAATTTGGGAATTCCTCTAATACTTTTACTTTTAGAACCATCTGTTTTTTTGGCTGCTTTATTGTCTTTTACTTCTGTTAATGCACATGCAGCTGCCATTACACCCATTTTGGCTATTTTTTCAATAAATCCATCTGAAACATTACATGATGATCCAAAATTGGTGATAGATGTTCCTAATTCATCCTTCGTCTGGCTATTAAACGAAGGATTTTCAATATCACATCTTAGAAATAACATCAACTGTTCTTTAATAGTATTTGGTTTCACGTCTACCTTCTTTTTACTCTTAATGTAAGCACATAATTTACGAATGATTTGATTCATAATATATTCAATATGTTTACCTCCTTTAGAAGTATAAATACCATTTACAAAACTTAGTTGTTGAAATTCTTCTTTAGGAGCTAAACATACAGCATATTCCCATCTATCATTAGCTTTTTCATAAATTCTTTTCGTATCATTTTTAGACCCTACATACAAATCAATATATTGTTCAAAATGTTTACAAGGAACTAATTGTCCATTAAATTTTACCTTAATGGATTTGTCTGTTACAGCTGAAATATCGTAAACTCTCTTTTTAAATAAAGCCATCATATCTTCGGTCAATCCAGATAAACCTAGTCTTTGATAATCTGGTTTAAAAGACACTCTAGTAAATGGCTTTGTTTTACACTTTGTAATGGAAGGTTTACATAATTCAGTCAAATTATTTTTAAATTCTTGAACATATTTAAGACCTCTAACATGATCTACTGTTTCTACTTTTCCCCATGTAGACCAAATTAAAACTAATTTAAATCCAAATCCATTCTTGCCTCCTACAATTTTTTCTTTCTTCTTTTCATCGTAATTAGTAGATGTTCTTAGATGTCCAAAAATCATCTCAGGAATCCATAATTTATATTCAGGGTGTTCTGCCACATCAATTCCATTACCGTCGTTATACATATGAATAGTTCCATCTTCATCAATCGTTATTTCTATGTTAGAAACTGGAAGAGCATTAGCAATACCGTCTTTTAGAGCTTGATTTTGTCTAATAACATGATCACGACAATTTACTATTCCTTCATCGAAAAGTTTATATAAGCCAGGAATATATTGAAATTGTTTTTGGATAATTTTATCATCATTGAAAATATAATCATCATGGTCAGTATTTTCAATGGACCCAATATAAGTGTCGGGTTTTTTTAAAATATGTTCTTTATCTGTTAATTTTTGATATTTAGAGAGTGAACTTTGAGTAGCCATATTGTATTTATACATTTATTTTTAATATTTAAATAGTTTCAATTTTATTTTTTAAATAAGTATATAATAAATGACTGGTTATATTTTTAAATGGGATTTATCCGAATTATATGATGAAGCAGGACACGGATTGGGTCCTTTTGATGGTAGTAGTTATGGAAGATATGATGGGACATTCTTTCATTTCAATAACAGTAATCAAAATGCTGGTAAAACATGGACAGAAGGATTGAAAAGTGATAGAAATTGTTCAGAATTTATATCTGGTAATGGGAATATAAATAGATTTAATCAATTAATTACTTTTACTAATTATGGAGATTTTAAACAAGTTATTGTAGATATTAGTGGTAATTCCGCTACTAATGGTAATATACTTTATTTATATCCAATCGACCCCAGCTTGCAGAGTCTTAGCTTCGCTATGAAACCTACAAATCAATCTACACCAAATAAAGGTACTATTAGTATTGAGACCACTTCTACTTCTCTTTGGCCTCCTAGTTTATCGTCAGCTAATTTATCTTTATCAAATAATACTATAGGTCCTAGTCAACCAACTGGAACAATTGTAGGTCTCTTTTCTACTAGTAGAATAAATAGCGACGATTTTAAATATACTATTACCGGAGGAACTAATATTAGTTCGTTTCAAATTAATGGAACTAAGCTTGTAACCTCTAGTATGTTATCCTCTGGTACTTATAATGTAATGATCAAATCTGAGAGAAATCCTAATTGTAATCCAAATCATACTTGGGGGACTACTTTGGCTTCTGACCCGACGAATTTATATACTGTATATAATAGTTTTAATATTACTGTTTTACAAGGTGATCATATAACTGGTATTGCGTTGTCAGGCTATACATTATTGGAGGGT